CGTTATAGTTGTAGTACGCATTGATTACGTTGTCTACATCTTCTTGCTTAATAAGTATATTTGGTGTAATTACACCATCTTCTAAAACCTTATCACTTTTATAATTTTTTGTAACGATGCTTTCAGATCTTACGTACATTGCATAATCTTCAGGCAATTTATATAAGCCATCATCATTTGATGTCTTTATATTAACTCGCCTAATTAAAGATCTACTAACATCGCTTATTCTTTTAGCTCGTCTAGTACCACGTTGAAAATCATCTTCTGTAGAATACAGCATTTTTACATACTGTGTCTAGAACTCGCTTAAGAATGAATATATTGTATCGGTGCTAAGTTTTTGTTCTGACGCAAACTAAGGATATACTTCAATTAGTCTACGTTCAAACTCAATACCAAGTTTTCGTGTTTCTTCTCTTGTCATGATTCAAGTGGTCTAGTATTAGCTTTAGTAGTAAGTCTACTAGATTCTACAATCTCGGTAGACATAATAATTGCCAAATTAATTAATTCTTCTGCCATGCTATCAGATAATTCAAATTTAGTCTATCCGAAATCATAGTCGTTTACTGATAGTCCTGGTCCAATAGCAAATTTTGCAGGACGTTTAATATATGTGAATTCAGCCGTTGACTGAGCTCCATTATATTGTACATCCATTGGATCTACATATACCACAACATTGTTGTTCTCTATGCATCCTACAGGCTACTCAATCCAAGGTAGATTTGTTTTTGTTACCTTAAATTTTTTAGCAACATCATGCGATACGAATACTATATTTTCATATTTATGGTTCTTGTTATCATGAGAAGTAATATTCTCTTTGATTTCAATCTGTCCATCAATTATGTATAAAACAAGATTATCTATAGTGTGCGTAGCGAATGTATAGCTATTATCGCCAGATAAACTACCAACGGCAGTTAATTTGTTAATCAATGGCTATAAATCTTCGATTGCTTTCATATCTGACTCAAACGCTGACCTTCTAGGATTGTTTCCTGTATATTTTTGAGCTATAAGAGCTAGGTAGGCTTTATCGAGTATTGTAGCAATCTCATATTTAGTTAGCGACGGATATGACGAAGTTATATTTGCCTTGTCATATTCAATCATAAACTTAGTATAAATATCACTATGCGTCATACGTCGTTAGTTTAATTATTTATTTTCGATCTGATTAATAATCGAGATCTTTAAGTCTTGATTCTTCTTTGCGTCCAAGTATGCAATACAATCCTACAATGAGTCTGCAAGCATCTCAGAACCATAGTAATACTGTGTTCTGTCCTTACGGATAATACCTTTAGCAATAGCACTCTCGATCAAGAACTCTGTTTCCTTTGTCTTGTTATTAACCCACTTTGTAAAGAAGTTCTGTGGCTGTTTATCAACCAATGAGAACAATGTAGACTCTACAAGCTCATTAGACATTGTGTCAGCGCTAACACCGAACAGTCTAAGACACTTACGCATCTCTTCGAGAGAAAGCTTGCCAAAAGCAATAATAGCGTCTCTACGAAGCTTGTTAATCTTATTCTTCTCAATAGCTTCAGCCTGTCTATTAATAAGCAGGTAATCCTTACCAGCATTGAGTTTATCAAGTGATGTGGCTACTCTCTTATGTCCCTCAAGGAACTTAATAATCATAGCCTATCGTGGGAATGAGTCATCAAGAATTGTGCTCTTAGAGCCAACTTTAACACAGAATGTATTCCAGAATGGTGAATTTTTAGCGAGATGGCCTTCTGGATAACCAAGCTCCTTTTCAAATTTCTTTTCGTCCTCAGGTGTTAAACCTGTGTATATCGACCCAGATCTGGTAAAGTAAGGTGCAATATAATCAAAACAATGTTTATACTTTAACAATCCAGCCCAGGGATTTTTCTTTCTGATCTTTAATTCAACTACCATAATTTTTCAATTAGTTGTTGCAATGCCAAGCTCCCACCCGATCTTGGGTGGGGTTGAACATTGTATATTATTTTATTAATTACGCGAGCTCTGCTGCTCTATTCTCGACTGCAATAGTCTCCTGGTCTTCAGCATCGCAATACAAGATACCACATGACAATGGGTTTCTCAGCATGATACCCTCTTCACCAAGGAAGTGTACCTGATAACCATCACGGCTGTTAGAACGCATAGTATTGATGTTGTTTGCATAACCATTTGGCAATACAGAACCACCAGTACACCACTGTACGAACTCACGACCCTTACGACATACCTTAACGATGTTAGCCTGACCATCACGGCGACCAAGGTCAACGAACAAGAATGTATAAGACATCAATGGTTTACCTGTCAATGGGTGAAGCTGACGGAACATTTCCATGTTATCAAACATAGCACAACGCTTAACTGTCAACTCGATACCATTAGTCATAGTGTAAGTTGTGAACTGACCGCCCAACTTCAAGTCCTGACCAGAACCTGTAATGAAGTGTGTATCAATCATATTGAAGCTAGCTGCCTTCTCCTTCAAGATACGGTCGAACTCACGGATACCCATCTCACCAGTCAAAGCAACGAACTTACGCTCGTTAGTACCAATGATGTTGTAGCAGAGATCGAACAAGTAATCCTCGAACAACTCTGTAGTCAGCTTTGTATAGTAACGTACGTTAGCTGGAGCAATCTGCTCGAACAAACCTGCAGAGATTGGAACGAAACGACCATTAGTACCCTTCAAATTGTAAGTACCATCTGCGTTACGGTTAGAATGAGCGAACAGCAACTGCTTCTCCTCTCTCTTCTTCCACTCACGAAGAGCCTTCCAATACTGATAGTCAGACCACAAATAAGACTTCTTACCTGTCTCAGGATCAGTCAAAGCGATAGCCAATACTGTAGAGTAAGCATCACCAGTGATATCGTAAGTAAGACGCATAGTCATCAAGCTATTACGCATCTTAAATGGAGTCTGATAGTTGATAATATCTGCCTCATCACTGTACTCCTCGTAAGCAGAACCGATACGGTCTACCTGACGACCTGGGAGCAAATACTCGCAAGGAATATAAGAACCCTGGAAGCCTTCTGCTACATAGCACTCATATACCCATGTGCTACCATCCTGGTATGGAGTACCATTTACACGTACCTGGAAGTTTACGTTGTCAAATGCAAGAATTGCACCTGGACCAAACCACTTCTCTTCAAGACCAAGATAAATAGGAGTATTGTTAATACCTGGAGTCAAACCTTCTGTAATTGACTTAGGAGTAATCTCCTTACCATTCCACTTAGCATAGCGGATATTAACAGCGTGATCAGCATCAATCATTACAGACCACTCGTATTCTCTGTTTTCGATAGTCATGGTTGAACCAAGACCACCAGTTAACAAGTCGATGGTAGTTGAAATACCATCATCCTTTGTACCAAAAACCAATGACAACAAGCCTGCTACTTCATGAGGCTTTGTAAGCATTGCGTTAGCAATCATGTTTTCGTCTACCAAGTCAGCAAAACGCTTACCACGGTAGAGCTGAAGATTATTTAATAAAGAACTTGAATTATTCATAATATATTAATTGTCTCATCATAGGTATTTTGACGCGAGATCCCATGCCTGAGGTTGTTTTTCATGCCCAACATTGTATGATGTATGATTTTTTGTTTGGTGTTTGAGCATTTGTCTAAGTTTACTCGCAGCAGATGTCTGACCATTGCGCTGTGCTTCGCCCAGTAGAGCATCACCCTTCATTGTGAAGTAGGCTGATTCTATCAAATTGTTAACAAGGTTATTATTAAAAGCCTTCTGATACTCTGTTAAACCGTCTGCATCAGTTCTTGTGATATAATCGAACAACGCTTTTCTATCCTCCTTTGGAATATTGATACCTCTAATATTTGTAAGACTATTAATACTAGAAGTAAGATCGTTCATGAACTGTGCAGCTTGCTGCTCTTGTTCCTGTCTTTGAGCTTCCTGTTGCTGAGCCATATACTCTTGCTGTTGCTGTTCGTACGCCTTAAGATAATTTACAGCATCAGCTGCTTCATCTTCCAGCATGTCAGCATCTTCATAGCGCTCAATCTTGCGACTAATCTGTTCGTCATTCATTCCCTATAATTTATAGAACTCGCGAACAGCTGCTTTCTGATTAGATTCGTCCTCCAAATCTATGTTATCGTAAGACATAGATTTCTGTTGTGTCTGATAGAAGTCTTCAAATTTACCACCATTCTTTACGTACTGATCAAGTCTAGCAATACGATCATCGGCGTACTATGGGGTTGAATTCTCATCTACGACATCTTTGATATACTCTACGAGGTCCTCGACTGACTTAGGTTTCTCGTCTGCATCAACACTCCAACCATTAGCTTCAGCGAATGCGTCAAAGAAAACACCAATCTATTCTGCTTCTCCAGGATCTACGACGTCAGTGTCAGTCTGCTGATCATTATCATCATTGTCGTTATCCTATTCGTTGTCAACTGTAGTTGAGTCGGACGTATTATTATTTAAAATATTATCTGGGACCTCTGTATCATCATCATGAGCGTTAGGATCACCAGTTACATTCTTATTATCTTTATTATCCTCAGAAGACTTATCGTCATCTGGATTGTCTAAATTATCAATATCATCATTAGGGTCATCTAACACCTGATTAACAACATCCTGGTTATCGATGTCTGTAACGCTGTTGCCACCTTCCTGGCCACCGAACCCGAGAGAGCTCAAAGCGTCTTCAAAATCACCTAATGGATTTTTCTTCTTTCTTGCCATAATTTAAATTATAACTAAGTTAATATTTTTAATTGTTGTACGCTACACGGGAGTCGAACCCGTGTAATGTTATTATTTATTCCACTTTGATGCATTACGCGCAAAGTTGGCTTTCTTTCTCATAGCCGCACTATACTTACTTGGATTTCTTAAGACCCTATTAGCAAAGCCCTGAACACTCATACCGTGCTACTTAGCAGCTTTAGTAAATGTACCGCGCTTAGATTTCTTTATATGAATATCTTTACCGGAATTATGAAATTGCAAAAGCTATGGATACATTTTATTTTCTAATGGTGTAGGTGTTCTTCCAAGGCCAATATTTATTTTGTGATCCTAAATATGGAACGGAAGATCATATTGTATGTCAAATGGTTCTGCACCAATATATTTACCAACCTCTAAATTATTCAGATAATTATAAATGTCTGTATTTTTGTAATTGAAATTCTATAAATAATCTCCAAACTTTATTCCGGATCTGCCAATTATGCCTCTTAATCCGCTATTATTTGTAGCTGTCCTAGTAGCGCCACCTTTATCTATAATATCTGATAACTTAATTTTCTGACTTGTTGTCATCCAATCTGGGTAATCCATTCTATCAAATAATCCCTAATTTCTATATCCGATAAAGTCTTTTGATTTGGATTTTAATCTTGTACCAAATTTATTTATAGACTTAGTTCTGTACTCATTAAAGAAATTAGATATCTTTTTATTTATTCTCTATCCAGGCATTAAATCCCAAGTATCGTTTACCTTTATAATGCCTTCTATTGGCTTTTTATTTAATAATTTAGTTGAAACAGACACATTCCCACCGGCACTTGTAATAAAGTCTTTATCAGTGAATGGTGTTCCAGCGTTAACTACTTCTATATCTCTAGCACCGCCACCATAGCCTTTTCCTTTTAATTGTTTTAAAGCATCTATATTGGTTAATTTTGTTCCATCAGTTGCAGACTATGTAAATTGATAATCTCCAGATTGCGGCAATTTCAAATACCTCCTATACGCATTAGCTCTTGCCTACAAAGCAATATCTCCATCTACATTATATGCTTTTTCAAAAACACTTTTAAGAGCTTTGCCAGCAAAATTATTCTAAGTCCAAAATGCTTTATTGATATCTGGTGCACTACCTTTTAAAATATAATATGGCCACGCAAGAGCTGGAGCAACAAGTTTTCTTGCGGAATAAGAAGCAGGAGGAAGATAGCTATATAATATAGATCTTGTGAAAGCGTTGTTAAATGGATTGTGATTTTCTTTTGATAGTTCAAGCAATTCCTTTGTGTTCTAAATTTTATCAGAAAATTTTTCACCAATCTTAGATCCTATCATTATATCAAATAACTAATCGGCAGCTCTTCCTGTTTCTCCGTAACCACCATAAAGCCCCTAATTACTCTCTTCCCATGGCATTCCTGTTCCGCGCAAAGTTCCAATCCATCTAGTTGGCGACAAAGTTGTCATAGCCTTACCGATTTTACTAACCTTGTCGTAATATCCAGATGCATCGTATCCGTTTTGCTTCATAATCATTGCTGGATAGTTTATTGCAGCTTCTACTGATTTATCAAAACCATGAACAACGCCATTAGGATCCCAATATGAAGACGTATTATGTCTACCAGCAGCAGCCCATGGGTTAGCTTTTGATTTATCTCCAATAATTTCTACTTCAGGTAATAGTAATCCGGCGCTATAAAACGGTTCTCCTGTTTCTTTGTAATAAAGCATTCCATCTTTAACTTCTAAAGGAGCACCTGTTTCTGATTTGATGCCCTTACCGTCTCCAAACTTAGGAAGCTTAAGTTTCTTTCTAAGCTACTTCATAGCTACCTACTAATCTGCTTTAGCCTACGCTTTTCTTCTACGTTTGATCTTACGAAAGAGCTTATGACGCTGATAGTCATTCTTCTTCTACATCTTTCGCTTAGGACTTTCCATCTGTGTCATAATTACATCAATTTAAGATTGTTACCTCTTCTCCACCAGAACTTCTAGCCATAAGAGTCTTTGCCAAAGTTATTAGACGGAAGCAAGTTTAGTATATTCGGAAGCGAAGGCTATGTTATCCTATCGTACATCTACTGTTTGTACTTATTAATATCACGCTATTGCTGAGCCTTTATTTCTTCCTAAGTTGGACCAAGTAGAGTTGTAGGAACATCTGCCCTAATAGTACTAGGCTATCTTATAGATGGAGAATTGATAATTATAGGACTAGCATTCTTTGTGTCTTCATAATCCTACACAAGATCATCAAACTTAACATTATAGTTGTAAGCGTCTTTATGATTAATTCTGTGATAGTGGGCCGCCTTTACCAAGCTGTCCATTCCTCGAAGGTTTCTAGAATAATTCTCGAGAGAATCTGTGTAATACCCCTTCTGTTTGAGAGCCCTAGCATAATCCTATGTAGATTTAGCTCTAAGCGCTGCTCCGTATCGTGTATGCATAAGCCTTACATAATCCTTAACGAAATCCGCATCGCTCTTATATGTATTGTAAGTTTTACCATTCCAGCCTACTCCACCATAATTGTGTTGTCTTCTAGCAACTCTAGATCTACCATAATTAGATTCGTATGCAAGCTAACGCATTACATTGTAAAACGCAGCATCACCATAACCATATCTGTTCAGCTATTGTCCTACAAGAGGGCCCATTCTGTTAACAAAAGTATTAATAGAATCATCTTTTCCACCTTTATATTTATGAAGTATAGGATGCTCTTCATTTAATGGAGTGTCAAAAGGTAATGGCTTAATAATGTCTTCAGCTATATTAACATCCTTTCCTTCATCATAAGCATTAAGTATAGACTATACATTCTGATCCATCTACAGCTACTCTTCTGGACTAGGTTCCTCAGCCTGGGTGTTTCCACCCAAGTTGATTCCTCTAATATCCTTCCAGTAATCAGCGCCATTCTTCCACGCCTCATACTTCTACTAAAATGTCTTGTTGTCAAACTTCATTACTTCTCGCCAGATGTTTTATTCTTAAGGGCCGTGCGAGCCTTAAGTTTCTCGCGTTCATAAGCAGCATCATCCTTAGCCTTCTGCAGCTCTGTCTCATGCTTCATCTTATCCTTCTCAAGCTAAATCTTCTGATCTTCTATCTCACGCTTCTGCTTAGCTTCATAACGCTTATTATAAGCCTCTTGATTAATCTTTTGCTGTTCGATAGCCTATTTACCAATTTCTACTGGATCTGGGATTCCATTTTGATCCTGATCTAATTCCTCGGTTCCACGATAAGCATTAATCTGTGCTACAGCTATCTTAGTCTGATTATCTTGATCAATCTGATATCTCTAAAGATCCATCTGAGCTTCCTGTAACATAAGCTCTTGCTGCTTAGATTCATTCTGCATCTGCTGTAACTGCTATTGCTGCTGAGCTTCTGCTTCCTGCTGCTGCTGCTATATCTGCTCCTGCCTGGTCTACATATCCTTAAGCTTCTGCTTAATGATATTGAAATTATCGTTTGTAAGAATCTCTGCAGCTTCAAGTAAGCTAGCACCATTCTGCATAGCTGGCTGTATAAGCTGCTGGAGCTTCTGTATGTTCTCAAGATCTTTAGATGTATCACTTACGAATACATCCATATCCTCATAGTAGAACTTAGGAGTAATATCCAAGAATGCTCTTTCTCCATTATCAAAGATATACTGGAGCTTTTGTTTGCCAGTCTCTTCCCAAGCACCCTTAGCTGTATTAAGAAGCATATTAAGCACTCTTCGCTTGCACTGGTTATGAACCCAGAATAATGGCTCAGTAATATGTGAGCTCTGTACTACAGATCTTTCTACATTACCTACCATCTCTGATGTGCTTACAGCTCCTTCACGCTGCTATGTAATACCAGAGATCGTTCCAGCCAGTTCTTCTATCTTATCCATCAGCTGTATATATTCAGCTATGACGTTAGACATTGTAAGATCCAATGCTGTAATCTGATTGAACTGAGCAGGCTTACCACCCTCTCTTCCTGGGATATTCCAACCTTCTTCATATGGGTTAATAAAGTTAACGCCAACACTAGACAAGTAATGCATCCATTTAGCTGGGCTAATATTCATAGACTTAGGAATCTATGTAATATCCATGTTTACAACCTTACCTTTATCTCTGGCGATAGCTAACTCAAGTCTGTACCATAATACAATATACATATACTACAATGGCTTAAGAATGCTAACCAATGATCTAGGCTTACTATTTGTGTTACTATAAATAGCACCACAATAAGGAAGCTTCTGGCTATTAGGGTTATCGATACTTACATGCTGATACTCGATAGGCTGTATGCCAAAGTATAAATCGCTACCAGCTCTGTATCCTTCCCATACCTCTATAATCCAATCTGGTTCTACACTAACCTCATTACCAACAGGCTGATATGTTTCATCAACTATATTGATCTAAGGCTGTCCTGCGTCATCTGTAGTTGTTACGTAAAATATCTTCTTAAAAGACTTCCAGCAACAATGCCATACATTTACAAGCGATTTACCAGATCCTTCAAATATCGGGTTATCATATATACGTAACTATATGCCCATATCAACAGGACTTCTGTCTCCAAGGTTTCTGCCAGGAGTAGAACCAATCATTTCTTCAAGCCTATCAAGATCCTTCTCTTCAAGCTTGTCGTAATATCTATCGTATACTTCAGTTATAGGCATACGCATCTTTCTGCAACACCATGATCCGTCCTCAATAAAATCAAGGTCTGGGCTTTTATCGTAAGAGAAACATATAGGATTAACTCTTTCCGCATATGGCTCTGCATTAAGTACGCCAACGTAATAAATTTCTCTACCTGAGATCAATCCGTCCTTCCAGCCTTTGATAAACTCGTTGTCAAGATCAAGCTTCTCTCTCAGATAAGTAAGAGAATGATACGCAGTATTTTCTACAATATCTTTGTAGTCTTTGTCCATATACTTAGCTATCTACTCTGGCGGCATAATCTCTCCAGACTGTAGCTATTCCTGGAACTACTGAGCTTCTTCTGGACTCATTTTAGCTGTGATAGCTGCTTCTATATATTGTAGAATCATCTATTTCTCTTTCTCCTGCATTTCAGATGTAGCCTCCTATGAAGTTCTGATAACTCTGAAGTTAAGAGGTCTTTTTGTTTCCTCACCTATAAGCAAATCTACTTTAGGTCTTATAATATTAAAGTCGTGAGGAGTAGCAGGAAAACCATCCTCGACCTTGAATGGGTTTGTAATTGATTTAAAATCCTTCTCGTCGAAGATGCTGTTATATAAATTATAATAGGTCTACAGCTCTCCGTAATATGATGTACTATTTCCTCCAGATGTTACGTTACCTTCACCTATAATATAGTTAACGCAATCTTCCTGCCACTTCTTTCCTTTCTTTGAAAGAGGGAGCTTTTGTCTGGGGAAAGCTGAATTGTATAAGTTATCTTCCATGTATTAAAATGTGAATATCGGCATACCGTCTTCACTTGTGCTGCTATCTTCTTCAAACCATTGTTTGCTAAATAACGGCATCTCGAAGAGTTCAACCTATTTGTTTTGTTCTTTTGCAGACGACACCTTTAGCTAATAGAGCTCCTCTCTGTATATCATTACCATACACAAAGCTATAACTCGGTCTACATTTCGTACACCATCATTCTCTATAAGCTCTTCTATTAGAGGTTCGCTGTATACTCTTTCTACATTAGGGTGGCCTTCTTCAAACTCATCTAACAGCCACTCTAATATTAATCCTTCGCCATACGCCCTAATTTGCTTTGTCATGTGGCATCCTTTTCTTCTTTGCACTTTGCTGTCTTTAAAGACTTCAGATATGATTTTATCTGGCTAATCAGCCAAGAGGTAATCGCAGTGTTTATTCGTAAAGTAAGGGTAGATTCCTTTTCTTTCATTCTCAAATAATAATCTAGCGTTATAAAATGTAAGCAGCTTGCGAACATTCTCATAGTATTCTTCTGCTGTATCCGGTCTTCCGGAATACTCTGCTACTATTACATCTGTCCATGCTTCCCCAGCTCTTACGCGCTTAAATATAAATGTAGAACCAAGAGAGTTTGTAAAACTATCATCATGGTCATATGGGTCGCATCCTCCTATATATAATCCAAGCGGAGGATCCTTTACTGGGTACTCCCATATAACTACAGATCCATGTGGCTTGTCTCCCTTCTTAAGAGGGTAGTTAGTTATATCACCACTAGGCTTTTCTGTAGCCTTTACCTGACCATTTCCATCCCATTCTAGATCAACTATATGCTTCATGCTTTGTAGCTTATTATTGGTCCTTATTCTGGTCAACTGGTCCATTAATAACTTTCTTGGGAATATATTCTTACCTAGCTCCAATACAGCCTCTGCTGGCCTTATAGGACGCTCTGATATAAAACGGTCTATTGATTGCTAACTAGCACCACCGTCCTTTACCTTGTTTCTCTAATCTATAAGGTTCTCTATAGCTTTCTCTTTATAGCTATTTCCATCCCTATCCATGTAAACCTAATTACCGTCATCATCAAATGACTCTAGGTTTGAATATGCTGGAACAAAGAATGCACATTCAGTATTCTCTCTGCCTTCATCCCATATATTAGGGAAGCTGAGAACATTATAAGACTTAGGCTTATAGAACAATTCTTTCAATCCTTCAAAGCTAGCTCCTTCGGTACCACCGGTACCAAATGCTATCATCAATCCAAACGCTTTACCATCGTCTGTTTCTACTGAAGGCTGTTCTATACGCCATGCATCAAGAAGGCTAGGGAATTTACCACCTTCCTCCCATAGTACAAGCTTAGCACGTGTACCACGCACACGTTCTGGATCGTTCTTAAGAGTTATTCCTGTTATACTAGACAGGTATCCTTGTTCGGTTTGTTTACCAAACTCATCGGTGATTTTATAACCGGATGTTCTTTCCATACGTGTAGACACAAGTCTTTGCTTAGCCCATGCTGTATGCTTATCAAGGAAGTCCATTATCTGCCAGGCTTTAGTTAACAAACCATCACCTATAAGGAATTTCTGTTCTGATGCTATAGCAAAGTTCTTCGAACCTGGTATAAGCATATAGTTTCTAACTAGCATAGATCCACCCTTAAATGAATATCCTCTCTGTCTGCATTTGAGCACAGCCATATGCTTTCCTTCCAACTCTGCTTGTTCTATAGCGCAAAAATAATAGTAATCATAGTCCCAAAAGCTAGGGAATTCAAGTATACGTTGTCTCCTCTTTCTAAGGTTACCCTCTCTATCTGTATACTCTTCTTCCTTTAGTCGCATGATTGGACTATAATTTAGATAGAAGTAATTGTATCCAGTTATACCTTCTCCATCTGGAGCTGTATAACCATTAATGCATCTATCTGTTTCTTGCTCCCAATATTTGTTATAATCAGTAGTACCTCTAGGAGCTAAGGTATAGCATCCATGCTGTTGAAAGAAGATAGCTGCCTATCTAAACTTATCAGTATCATGGAGTCTCTAATTAAAGTCTATCATAATTATTCGTACATACCAATAATGCCACCACCCTTGACTCTACCGGTTTCTGCTTGTTCTGCTTTTGCCTACTTCATAGCCATATCTAACGACTTGATTATTCCGCTAACATCTTTCAATATGGCTGAAAGCTTCTTAGCTGTATCTATATCAAGATCTTCTTCAGCATAGCTATCCATCGTGTTCATAATGCCCTCTGCTGCGCTCTTAGAAGATTTAAGCAGCCTGGTAGCAGGAGTCTCTTGGAACTCCTGGAACCTTTTTGCTAATTCTTTTACAACGTCATCAGGTTTATAATTCTCATCATTAAGTACATCTTTAGCTACTCTCCATGTGCGTTCTTTCTCTGGATATGCCTCATATGGGCTATTCCATTTATATCTCCACACTATGAATTCAATCTTCTTTAACGCATCTTGTTTATTTTTAGCATTGTTGTAGAAGTCTTTAAATGGTGGTATAGCTAAATCTTCTGTGCTTAATTGTATTTTATTCTATATGATGTCAAACATTACTTAAATAGTCTTTTAAGCCAACTATAATGTTTTCTTGTTTTTAAATAATCTAAATTGTACTAGTTACTGTAAGCTTCTCTCTCAAAGGAAAGATTTCTATACGCATTTCCTTTACAGAACAGTTTAACTAACCATTCTACTCCATACCACAAATAAAATGGTACATATAGCATTTCTTTCATCTATTCTGTATGTATCTGTTCATGGTTGATTGTAATATCAGTTATCTTAGCATTTGGTCTACAGAATAGATATCCAAATAAATTAATCGCCAGAAATCCTTTTGGAGGAAGTATGTTCTATCTAATTATTTTCATGACCCAAATCCTCTACTAGATACTTTTAGTGTTCTATCGGAATCCATCCATAAAACTCCTTCAATTTTTGGATCACTTGTAGGCAGACCGTCTAATATATACAATATATCATCCGATGACGCATTATCAATTCTACGTAAATGAAGCCCCTTTTTATTATATCGACTCGTTAATGTTACAAAATCGTGTCCTGCAATATCAGTACCAGTAAGCCTTGTATATAAATTGCCACCGTCGTCATACATATCTATACTATCACATCCAATAATAGAGCCCCCAGCACCATCTTTGCCACTATATACAGAAATACTCTTGTCACCTGGATCAATAGTTATCATTCCGTTGCTTTTCATAATAAGCCTAATTGCCGAACAAAGTGTATCTGGGTCTATAGTGTATTCAAAATTAGCTAATTCTATCCTTTCGTCACTAGAAGGAATATATGTCCCATCCGTCACCGAGTCATCTAAAACACTAACAGGTCCAACTATTTTAAGAGAACACTCCTATGGATTAAGTTTAATACTTTTTCCCTATTGTATATTTTGCATAACAATCGATCCATTTGAATCTATTGTGGTGTACGCCGTTGTTAAGTCTCCAGTTGTCTACATTTTACCGGCCCATATTCGTACGTCACCCTTATTCGTAACCTTCCCATTAAGATCAGACTTACTATCAGGATCCTTACTAGAAGTCATACCCGCTACGATTGCATCACCGTCCATTATAACAACTTCTTCTGATGACAACTCTTTAACGTAAGCCTAATTTGCTATTATCTTATCAGCTACAAAATTTTCTGTAACTGCGAACTTCTGAAAATATGTAGCAACATCAGGAGTCATTACCCAATGGTCGGATTCTCCGGTATCTGTATTTACGCAAACATAATACATGTTTTCATAAAGTACGACATCTTGATAGAATATACCGTTTTCAGCATCCCTCTTTCCATCATAGTACTTTTTACCACTAGCCCATGCACCAACAATTCTTAAAGGTGAGCCTTTGAATGTTTGTCCAATAGATCCATCTCCAGGGTCACCTTTATCTCCAGATGACGATACAGGAATAGTCATAGATGTAAGATATGCTCTATTTTTATTCTCTGCATATATAGTAATAGTGCTAGACTTAGACTATACAGTTGTATTTACTGAAGCGTCCCAATGATCTGTGTTATACTGTAAAGTTGTTCTATCGTTCGAGTTTATCTACATATATAGATTATACAGATTTGCATCAGTACTATTTATAGAGCTTTCGTTTTTGTACAAATTAACATTACAGCTCATCTATAAGTTATAGTCCTAATCTGCTGGAGCGTATGACAATGATATGTTTGAAAGCTGTAATGAATAAGTTACTCCATTAAGTCCATTTATACCAGACCTAACGATTGGAACATATTCGTTTAACGTTATTGTTCCATTTGTTGCTTTAAACAACATTCCATTATCACCTTCTGTTTGAATCTAATCAGATGATATTGTGGTCCATGTATCTCCTCCATCAACACTATATGAGAACGACCAACCAGAACCATTTGATGGTGTAATATTTGTAATCTACGAGCCATTGCTTTTTACAACATATACACTAATAAGATTTGGGTACATTGTACCATCTTGATAATTAATAGTACTCGTAGACGTTTTAATATCGTATGATACAGCGTTTTCTCCTGCAGTTCCAGTTAAACATATTGGATTTGTGTATTCTCCATACTATCCATTACCATTTATGAATACTTGTGTCATCCATATGTAGTATCCAGCTTCCTAATTTGGGGCATCATCAACCCACCCAGAACCGTCTTCAGGTGGTATATTTGCACTAGGTTTACTTGGCGCTACAGAATTACTTGGGTGTTTTTTGAAATAAGATTTGCTATATCCAAATTTAGTATAGTCTATACTTGAACTAGCACCACTAATAGGTATTTTTATGTCACGCCCACTTTCAATAGAGTATGCCTTATCGTTTATTATCAATTTTGATAACGTGTTCTTTTTAATATAATTTAAAAGCTACTGCTATACATAATCGGTATCTACTCCACCACCAGATACGCTTTCAGATAAAGCAACTCTAAACTAACCACCATTCTTCTATGTAAGAATAAGCTCATTGTGTTCCAATGTAAAGCTCTCTATAGGATAATCTTTCCCTATAGTAGAGTCTTCGATTATCTTCTATATCTAAGCTATAGTATAATAGTTAGTGGGATCAAATTTTATATAGTCAGCCTTATTTAAATACGTAGAATCGGCATTCTCTTTTGTAACATACTAATCAAAGCCAATATTACTAATAGCGTCATCAACATATTTCTTTTTAGCATACTCTTCAATATTTAAATCAGTAATAGCACCCGCTATCTGCCTAGACACTTCTAGCAATATCTCTTTCTTTATAGAGTTATCTCCGTCTCCAGCTATTTCGTTTAGCTGATTTTGAAGATCTAGTAAAGCAGAATTGCTAGCCTTTCCATTCCATTCATCTCTTTCTTCCTAAGATATATGTGAGACAGAATCATTTTCATGGCAGCACAATCTAGAATATATTGACGAATAACACTTGTCTATTTTAAAATCTAATTCTCCGATTGGATTTTTGCGACAAGGCTTTTTTGGTTCTACGCAAAAATTAATCATATTAATTCGTTTAAATTGTTAACAATTATTGTACTGTGGTGTCATCGAAGACCACGTCTAAAACGCCACAGTTAAAGATTATTTGAATTTATCCCAATCTATATTTTCCTTCTTTCCTACAACGTCTGCCACCCATCTACAAAACTGAATTCCTGTATATCCATCTTTATCATTAGCTACAGCTGCAGCATATTTTATACACTGGTGCTCATTAAGTAGTTCTGGATAAAAATCAGCATAAGCCATATTCGCAGTATAAGTTACATCTTCTATTGTAGAAGTATTTGGAATTTTAAGATTAAGTACATTACATACATTTTGAACCTACTCAGAAGTCCATGTATGTTCCTAATTATTTGAATTAACCATCTATTTACTAGCGTACTCCTGTAAAGCTTTTGTAAAGTGTAAACCATGTTTACTAACATAGTCATTATACCCATCTTCCTTTACAACTCCAACACTAGCGGAATAGCTGCCATCTTCGTTTTTCTAAAGATTTGCAACATATTTAGAATTCTGGTTATCATCATCACTGTGCCGTATTACTATTACCTTGTGCATGGTTAAAAGAATTAATAAAATTATTAACAGTTGATTCCATTCTACTTATAGATTCCTCTATCTTTGAGAATCTCTATTCAGTCTCCTTTTTCTCCTTATAGACAGGATTAAGCTCAGATAACAATACTGTCGTCTTATCTACTACTTCCTTCTGTTTAGGAACTGACTCAAGTATCTTTTCAGCAGTATTCTTCATCTGCTCTACTTCAGCCATAAGACCCTACTTATCTGTAGACAATACTACATCTCCTGCATATGTAACAGATAAGTTCTCTGGGATTGAGTATGTTGCCGTCTTTGAGTTAGCCTCTATAGTTACATCTACAACCATTTGTGACTAACCCATTGCTGGCTTTGTATTCAAGTCTAAATGTGGAAATCCAACTGATATAACCTTGCCATCGGTAATGGTTATATCCTGTTTATTCAGTATATATACTGAATAGTTTTGTTTTACATCTTTAAATGCCATAAGCCTTATCTTTATATGTAAAGGCTCCCGAAGGAGCCCTCACATAAATTAAACTTATTAAGCTGCAGCAGTTGTCTTAAGAGCAGCAATCAAAGTAGCATTCTACTTCTGCTGTGACAATTCAAGGCGTGCATCATTATATCTCTACTGTAAATCTGACTACCAATGATTGTTCAAAACATCTACTATTCGCTGAGTATTAGCATTTGCGTTCGTCTTAAGATCGCAAGCTATCTAACTCATCTGGAAACCAAGGTTACTTGCAGCTCTCTCCAAACCTGAGTTTGTCTAGCTGAAACCTGTCTGCATCTGGTTAACGATATCCTTCTGCCCAAGTTGATTCTCGTAGCCCATCTTGATAATGTTCTATTGTGTCTGGCAGCAGCAGTTCTGCAATGCAGATGTAAGGTTAGCGTCTCCGAGATTAATAGCGTTAATAACGCGTTCTGCAGAGAAGTTTACATTACCTGCTACTTCCTAAATACCGGATCTAACGCAGCAAATAGCATTATTCAGTGCGTTGAAGTCACAGTTCAGGTTAGAGGCTAACTGAGTAATTGCATTAGCGTTGCCTCTTATGGCATCCATTACCAATGAGCTATTCTGATTACCAGCTATCTGTGAACGCATTGCGTCGAGCTGACTCTGAATTGCATTGCCCTGGTGATCATCGTTGTTGTTCCACATACGCATAGCGAAGATCATCCAGATAAGGTAAGCAAATGGGTTGTTCATGTAATCATTCTAGTTCATCATGGCTGCCATAGCCATTGGATCACAGTTATTCTTAGAAGCCAAAGCGGCTACTAAAGCGTCATTATTGTCGTGTCCTGTACAATAAACTTTCTCGATCGTATCCATAATTAACAAGTTTTATAGTAAAACAATATGGAATTAGGACTGGAATAATCCTAGTCCCGTTTAATCTAAAAGCGTATTACTACGCAAGCCCTAGTATATTCCATCTAGGGGTGATAAAAGTCCTACCCTGGTACGCATTTGAAAAGATGCGTGGTAGAATCTGTTGTGCTAGGCGGGGCAGTGAACCCCGTCATGCTTTCATTAAGACCTAGCTTTATTCAAGATTTGAATTTTGTCTAATTAGACCACTTGTACTAAGTGCATCTATAAGATTTATTACAATAGTTCTTAGTTTTGTGATATCAGCTGTTTCTATATCTGTAACATCAACACTATTAACTGTGATTTTATCCTATTTGCCTTCAATAGCTGTAGTATTAGCTGTTACTTTCTACTCTAGCGTTATAAGATCAGACCGATCAGCTTTAGCAGCAAACTATCCGCTCACATCGCTCTCCTTTAAATAGTTAGCCATATTTATAGTAGAGCCATTAGATGTTAACACATGATCATTGTCGCCATTAGGTAGAATTATGCCGGTTCTATTTAATCTTATAGTATTATCGTCATCTCTCATAGTAATACCATCTGGGTTTATCTGTATTTCAGTATTACTATTCGAAATAGCACTGATGTTATAAGTACTTAACACTGCACTACCTTTACTGTTATCTATCATAAGATCCTTGTCTATTCTATATCTAGATGTAACAGTTTGATCATAAGGAACATAACTACCTGCATCCTACTTAGCGCTAATAGCAGTATTCAGCGTATCAATCTGCTAATTAAGCGCTGTTGTAAGAACGTAGTTACTAAGTGCTGTAGCGTCAGCCTTTGTGCCAATGGCAGTTCGCAAATCATTTTCGGCACCAGTAGCTCTAGTAACTTCATTTGCAAGCGCAGATGCATCAGCCTTTTCTGTAATAGCCTGATTTAATGCTGTATGTAAGTCATCGTTACCAGCAAGTTTGTCAGCAATCTCTTTAAGTGTATCAAGATCTTCTGGGGCAGCAGCAATCACATCGGCAATAGCTTTTCTAAATGATCCTTCTGTGTTTGAATCACCATCAACTATTGCAAGCTTATCTGATATCTCTTTCTCTTTACCTTCTGCTCTAGTCTGCTCTGCCTTAATCTTGGCACTTAAGTCTTCATCACTCTTTGTACGAGCGCTTGTTTCAGCTTCAAGTAAATCCTTTGTAACATAATTACCATTTTCAATGCTATTGTCTATAGCATCTTTTACAGACTGATCAATAAGTTTATTTGTAGAGTTTGCATCCAGTATGTCTCCATGCATAAATTCACCACCTTCAAGATCAACCAATATTTCTGGATTTCTGACCTACTTACCAGGTGCTGTTACGAGTGCATTCTTTACTGGAACTCTATATAAAAAATCTTTTTCCTAAATCATAATTAATGCATTAATGTGTTTAAACAGTAAAAGGGAACTACCTTTCGGTAATCCCCTTTATGTAAGCGAATTAGGCCTATCCTTCGCTTACCTCAGCACCTTCTTGTGCCGCCGCTGACTCTGGTACGGACTCAACCTGTTCCTTAAGCTGTGACTGAGTTCCCGTAGCTGCGCTAGATTCGTTTTCGTGTCCTGTGCCAGTAGAACCAAATCCGCCATCGCCTCTCTCTGTTGACGAAAGCTCAGAAACCTCTGTGATTGTATACTCTGGTATAGGAACGATGACTAACTGACAGAAGCGTTCGCCCTGCTTGTAAACAGCAGGAATTGTATCTGTTGTAGCTTTCATGAATGCTACAATCTCGCCTCTATAATCACTATCGATAACACCGACATTATCAGTAAGCCATAATGACTTTTTCCAAATACTAGAGCGTGGTATAAGTAAACCAACATATCCGGCAGGAATTTCAACTGCCAATCCTGTATGGTAAACCAACATTAGCTGATTTGCTTCATTAAGAGCTGTTTCAATCTTAGTGCAAGTCAAATCAATTCCTGCAGCACCTTTTGTGCCACGAATAGGGAGGATAGCGTTATCCTCAAGTCTCTTAAATTTCAACTCCATAGTATTCAAATATTATTTTTTATTGTTACCCCACTAGGATTCGAACCCAGACTAAGAGTTTTAGAGACTCCTGTGCTGCCGTTACACCATAGGGCAATAAGCGCGTAACTTTTATCTGGAGTTACGCAGAACCAGTATTGGCGCCATTTGGATCCTGCAGCTCCGAGCGCTGCTAGGGCAGAAAGCTTTTGTTTCACCCGGATATCCCAGTTTATAGAGATTTCAGAAATGGCGACAACCTCTCAGCGATTATATTCGCCCGTCTTCTTTGACTCTTATAAGTTTTAGCTGGACTTATAACCAGTATTGGGTCCCTGTGTCAGCTTACCATGGTAGCCTTTTGTTTATAGTGTACACACAGGGATGCCACTCATATTATCAATCTAAATATTAAAAAAATGAATATGTTGGAGTCTATGCAGGAGTCGAACCTGCTAACTATTCCCTTTGTATCGGGTCGTCTTTACCGTTTGACTAATAGACTCTAAAGGTGATTACTTAGTACGAGTAATCCAATTCCATAAACGTTTGTACCAAGGCTTCTTAACCTTCTCTTCGGCTCTGCATGCCTTACATCTTAAGTATACGCAATCATCTTTTACTACAGCGCAACCATTCTCTGGAAGAATTTCGTCGAGCAAAGCATCTGTAAGGATTGATATAACTGTATAATAGTCACAATCGGTCACTCTCATACCTGCCGAAATTTTCTTGCTAATGAAGTATGCTGTAACATCGTTTGTGTTAGCAACATCCAGCATAGAGATTATATACTTAGGTCTTTTTACCTTAATTGTCTTTTTAATAGCTTTCTTCATAACTTAAATATTAACATTGTCCACAATAGTCTCCACAATCGTCGCAAGCAGCATTCACATGTGCGCTCTCTTTCTGTTTGGCTGCCCACTCTTCTTTTCGTTTTTGATCAGCAGCTTTGGCGTTATCGAGGGCCTTTAACCAATCTTCAGACTTAATTATTACAAAGTCTGTGCCAAGATCTTTATCGTAGAATGTGATAAGAATATCATCTTTCTTTACATCTGCGCAGATAGTTTTGTTAGGGAAAAACTTTGATGTCCATTCAACATTAGCATCTTCTGGAATAACGTAAATATCATCGATACCTCTTGCAGATCTATTAATCGCCTAAACCTCAGCTGTATCTGTATCAACAATAATAGGCTTGCGATCAATGTTTATTATCTTTTTCATATGGGCTTAATGGTTTATTTTTATTATCTTTAAATCTATTTTTAAGCTTGAATCTAAATAGTTTGTTTATTAATACGTCTCTAGTATCATCTTGATCTTTCATAACATCAACTACGAACTAAAACTAATGCATAACTATTTGTTTTACTAGCTCTGGGTCATCGTTCAATGTATGTCCAATCTATCTACAAACTTTATCTATATTCATTACTTTTCTACTGTTTCAGTTGCTACAATATCGTAAAGCGATACAAGTTGAGAGTCCTTGAGCAAATCGAAATACATAGCACCTCTAGACGATCTATATATAACGATATCACCAACCTTGATAGGCATCTGCTGTATTTTCTCATCGCTATATGGGTGTGTATACTCATATGGCAACTTAAGTACAACAGCTCTAGAGAAATCTGAATCAACTTCTTTTATCTCTGTCTTTACCTCATCATAATCAACTGCCTCGATCCCATCCTTATCCTTCTTAGGCTTAGTATCCTTAGCCACAGGTTCGGAGATCTTCTTCTTAACTTTAACAGGCTCAAGCGGCTTTACCAAGAACATCTGTCTGAACTCATACTTTATTTTTGAGCTCAAGTCCTCTGCCAACTGGGTCTGATCTATCATCTTCTCATCCATATTACTTCTTCAATCCTTTAAGGTACTCAAGTAATTTAATCATGTTTCTCAATACTGTCTCCTTCTCAACAAGCAAACACTGAGGTGTGTTCTCATCAGCTTTTGACTTAAGAACACAAAGCTCATTGTTGTATTCTGAGAGCTTATTGTTGATCTCGTCAAAGATATTTACGAATCTCTTTTTATCATCAACTTCCTCAACGTATCCATTATCAAGAAGCATCTTTGCATATTCCTTTGAGATTCTATAAACAGAATTGTAAGAAGAAACAACCGTTGAATTGTCTTCGTTTGAGCTATTATGCTCTTCGTTATATACACTTTCGTACTGATCTGTATCAGCGTTGTACTCAAATGTATCACCATTCTCCATTACGAAGAAAGGCTTAATAACCTTTAAAATCTTTGTCATATCCAATTGCTTTTATTGTTTTACGCTGCCATAACGAAATAATTTTCAAAAAGGTTGCAAATATGGTATAAATTTTGTAAAAATAGCATTTTTCTTGCAAATATGCAACTTTTTTAGCTTTTTTACGTTAGGGGGATAGTAGGGGGTTAGTCAGCTAGAACCCTTTCTCTTATATATTCTCTTTAGGAGATCTACTTTAGTAGTACAGCTATTACAGTATGTAAGACTATACAACTATAGTAGAGCTATATAAGCTTAATAATAATTGTAAGACTAATAAGAATAGTATGGATAAGAAGAAAAAGTGTATAATAGACGAATATAAGACAGTATACGGATTTAGCTTATTCGTTATAATTAACCCGGATAAGTCTGTGATGGATAAAAGATTTGCGTTTAGACAAGATGAATCATCTATATATGATGGCGAATGGGCAGATTATACAGCCTACACTGTTAGAGGTGCATATGATAAATCAACGGACGAAGATTGCGAAATCATAGTAGTAAACAAGATCTGGAATAGTGATAATGATGTAAACACGTTTGCTCATGAGTCATTTCATGCAGCTGTAGATATACTTGAGGCATGCCATATAAAGCTCTCTGATGATACAAATGAGGTATTTGCGTACTTAATTGGGTACTTTACAGAGTGTGTAAACAAAACAGCAAATAAACGATGAACTAGTTTGAGATGAGTGCTGTACTATATTATGCCGACTTCTTGTCTCTACAATACTAGAATAAACCGTGTACAGAATAGTGTAAATATTTCTTTATACATGGAGTACCAGTAAATATAGCATACATTGTAGAATAGGAACCAATATACGATCTTGATAATCAATGGTTCTAGAAGAGCCTTAAAGAATATAGTATGCTAAAGCATAAATTCGGCGAAGATGGAGCTATGAGCTTTATTAAAAACCTATGTAATCTAGGAGTAGCAGGATCTGTAAATGCTACTCAAATGATGAAATATATTCATAGATATGACGATAAATAGGAGCGAGACAAAGCGTTTAGAATGTTTAAATACAACAGATCAAAAGCAAAATATACTCACTTAATACATAACGACGATGGTGAAATTGTAGAGGAAGAGTGCACAAAATACGTAGCCCATGCTGAGCGAAATGGCAAAAGATAAAGAATATTTAAGAGCGGCAGAAATAATACAGAAAGCCGAGAGAAACGGTAGAAGATTAGGATTTTACGAACCAGATAAAGATGAGTCCATTTGATATAATATTCATGTTTTTAATACTTCCAATAGTAGCTACTACAACATGTTGGATAATACTTAAAGATAGTAAAAATAATGGGAAAGATTAGTAAATATAGCAATTTGTACGATAAAGATGGAAAACTTATTAGATCAGTGGATAGTATTTCCGGAAGATTGGATGACTATACCATTGAGGAACTAGAAAACCTTGTAGATGAGCTAGCAAAAGACGAAACAAAGCGTACTGAGTATACTAATAGCATGTCCGTACTCATGCACATGTATGAAACAAAGGGAAATCCACACAAGAATGAAATAGTCAATAAAATAAACGAGTATGTAAAGACAAAGACTACCAAAGCTGAGGTTATAAACGCTTTAAAAGATATAAACATTACGGAGTCTAACAACTCCTCCAACGACATAAAAGATGAAGAAACAAGAGAAGATGGATCCAGCGCAAAGAGACGCATATCAGACACTTCTGAAGGAACTGGAGAACATGGGGGAGGAAGCGACTCCAACGAGACAGATACTACAATTAGCACTGCAGCTTGATGAAAAAGGAGAGTTCTACAAATTTATAGAAGTATTCGGGGATAGCAGAATAGATGGTAAAGATGTCCTCGGACTGTCCAGAGATAACTAAAATGATATTAGATATAATATATGGAGACGAAGGAGAAGGAAACAGAATTAGTACAATTAGTCAGACAGCTTAGAGATTACGTAATCCTGGACAGAAAAGATTACGAAAAGCTTGTACATAATAGTAGTCCAGAAAAGTTCAATGAGAGTGCATTAGAGTCTAGAGATGCACAGATAAAACTGTTGGAACAGCAATTAGCACACCAGGAAGACTGGGTAAACTATTGGAAAAATAAGTATGAAAAGTGTCTAGAAGAATTAAAGAAAGAGTCAACTAGATGGTGGAGATTTTAAAAATAGGAGATTAAAATATGTTAGTAGATATATCTGATATTAAAAAAGATTTAAACGAAGAAGAGAAGGAAATCTTTGATAAGGTAATAAAGGCTATGAATACCAAAAGTATTACAGTAAATATGTTGAACTTAGCGTTCGCTGCAATATTGTTGTACGTATGCTTTACAATTCTACCTTTATGGGCTGCTATTTCGCTTATCGGAATAAAGCTTGCAATCCCTATTGCCGAGCTCGTTAAATACATAATTATAGCAAAGAAGTTAATTAAGGATGACAAGGATGCTAATAAGAAGATATTGTCAATTAGGTTAAAGCTTGCTAATTTAAAGAAATAATGTGCATGGAAAACGATAGATTTATATTAAACAGAAATAGTGATGTAAAAGTAATATATATCGGCACAGGTCAATTTCAATTAGCTTCTGGAAAATGGGTAGATGCTATACTCTATAAGTACAATGGAGTATACAAAATGATGGAAGCATCTGAGTTTATAAGACTCGCAGAACAAGATAAATCTACCACACTTGATAGGATCGGAGATATTATTGGCACTGGATACACTCCTAACATTGATCCAGATAAAGAAGAACATAATCTACCTGAAACAGAAAAGTATTTCTAGAGATGGACAAAAAGTAATAATTGAGAATAGCCGGGGTTTACGCCTCGGCTTTTTTATTGAGCTTGCCGAATATTTTATTTTTATTTTTTATTTTTAAACTGTTATGTGTGCATAAAGACGAGAAACAGCAATGAATCACACCCCGGTATATACTTTCGGATTGGGGTATCCCCCCATGACAAAAACAAATTTATTCACAATTCAAAACTCACGAAATCATGAAAAAAATTAATGAAATTGCTGTTATAAACAGCGTATCTCTCAATGAGAAGTTATACTCATTTAATGAGGATAATGAAACTTTTAGAGTTTCTCTTCGCATAACTTATTCCGTTGTAGATTCTGATGATAACAAGGATAAAGATGTTCTTTCGTTGTCCGAGTTTGCAGATTCCGGTTGCGTTGTTGGCAAGACCTATTCTTGCATCTTGAATTTTGACAGGGTGCTAGAAGGTGGCAAACACACGGAGAAGGAGCAAGACAAAGCACTTGAGGAGTTGAGTAAAAAGTTTGTAGGTAAAAAAGCGCGCTTTAGTACGTTTGATTACACAATTAGTGAATTGACCGATGGAAATGAGAAGTCAATAACCGACGGAGAACACACGTATAGCTCGCTTGCTAATACTTACCTCGGCAACGTAGACGATGAAGCCGCAGAACTAAGAAAGTTAAAAACACGTTTAGCCGATATGATAGACGATAACTTCGATTATTCAACGGCTGACGAAGATTAGTAGGGATGGAGATTGGTAAAACAATCTCCAAACCCCCTTTTTTAAAGAAATCCTACGTAACAGCTCAAATAGGCTGTTTTAATATATAGCGTTATTAACAAAACATAATCAATATGAAAGCAATAATTAAAAATGGAGTTGCAAACAAAGATATTCAATCTTGTTTAATATCAGAATGTGGTGTTGAAATAACATTTCACAATAATGACTTAGCAGATAAATTTGCTTTGTCATTGAACCTATCTGGTATTCTATGTGTAAACAATAGGAACAAAATAACTATATCTTACATTGATTAGCTGAGTGTAAGCAGCGCGTCTTACATAGCTGAGCACAAGCAGCAAGTCTTGTGTATTAGACTGTTGGAGAGACAGCTGGCAACCTGGAAAGACAGGTAATTTATAATATGCTCATTTATAATAGGTGAACGATTGCCAAGCATGGCAACATTGGCATGATACATATCATTGTCTGTGAAGATAGTGATATGTTTATTTAAGATAAAAGACATTAAGACTCCATATACATTGATTGCACAATTGAGGTTCTTGCCAAGAGTGGTAAATAGTAGATTTGTTTCGTGTACCATGGTCTGTGAAGATAGTGGTACATTTTTAATTTAAACTCAGCTAGGGAGAGTCTAACATAATCACTGATGAGACCTAGACGAAACTACACATGTTGCATCATACTGTAGTCTGATATTCATTATTCATAAGAATTTTATCCCCTAAATACAATGGTCTGTGAAGATAGTTGTATTTAACCGTTATCTCATGCGGTATATAAACCAGGATGACGGAGCACCTACGCTAACGTGATAAATCGTAGGTAGTAATGTGGCGTTCATGGTCCCAAGCCCATGACTACAACACGTGCTTATAGTACTTGCAAAGCTGTAAGATGTCGATTGTAGGACACAGAGGGTGAAATAGTAGTATTACATGTATGCTGAGAACTAAGGTAGTCAGCCTACTTGCAGGGGGTGCGAAAGTGGTTTTAGTTCTCCATGACGATCCGGAGAGACGGATAGTGGTTATTATACACTTGCTGAAGCAAGAGGGTATACTATGTACGAATTCATTATATGGGTATCATACTTGGCTATAAAAGCGCACACATAGCGACGGTTCGAGTCCAGTAACCACTACACCTTTATTAAATCATTTTTTAGTTATCAACAGGTTTTATTTCCATGCAGGTATATCGGTTCGTGAGGATAGATATACCATTTTTATAGATTAAATCAAAATATATATAGATATGGAAGATAAGAAACATTCTTTTATGGACCAATTGAATCTGTTCTTTATTGGAGCAGTTATTGGTGTCATTGTTGGTGCCTGCTTTGGTATTAATGCTGTAAAAGGTAGTAATAACAGAGCAGAGAAAAAAGTAAAGGCGTATGAAGAGTATTATAAATACACTGAGACGCTTTTAGACTCTCTCGATGGAACACATAATCTTGACCTCATGGATACAGATCTTGAGACAGATTATGGTGTTGATTATTTGGAAGCTAAATCTAAGGTAGATGAACTAATTGTAAAGTAGTATGAATGAATTTGACAAAGAAGAACATACAGAAGACATCTGGTATTCATAGATTAGGGAAATTTTATAAGCCAGGTCAACTAGTAACAATTGACAGACATGTGTACAGAATAACTAAAACATATGTGTGCATGAATGAGTGTTTGTGTTGTTTTGACGGAAATTATGAAAAATTTGATTTCTGTATGGAACTACCAATAGGTTTATCTATAAAACCAATTAAAAAACATAAGGGTTGAGTTGCATCAACCCTAAGTGTTTAATGTAGCCAGCGTAAGCTGAGAGTCCAAAGCCTCTACAAATACAGATGGAACACTTTTTATACCGAGTGTAAGCGGTAAGTCTTACACAAAAATAAACAATGTTTAATTATCAAAATTATGAACATTATCGAAAAATTGTTGGGTGAAGCATACCCAAAGATTGGGTCAGAAGTTTTTGCTGACGGTAACAAAACAGTAGTAACAGTATCTCGTACACTGTCTCCAGATCATGTTGACTTGGATGCTCCTAGTTACGTGGAGACTAAGTTCAAGAAACACATTCCAATCTTGAAATCTATTGACGTTGAACTGGACGCCGTAACAGAGGAACAGACCATTAAGGTGACAGTTGAAGTTGATGGTAAATTCAACAGCATTGATGACTTGAGACATCTTGCATTTATCGCTAGAGGAATTAGCGAAGTCGTAGAAGACAAACTCAGTGAGCCCAATGTAATTAAGGCCATTGGTCTGGATTGTAAACCATTCATTTGCACAGGTGATGAATCAGAAGAAACACAAGCAAACGCATAACCAAGCAGTTAAGCCGCAGTCAGCAAAAGGGAAGCCTGATGCTGAATACCTTAACTACAAGGTAGTTGCTAAGGAGGGAGGATCTACAATGATCCTCTCTTCTGGATTAAGTAAATGTAATGCCAAATCTTTGGAAAATACTTTGAATAGTTATATTAACAACAAACATTCAAATGTTCCAGGAGCTGGCAAGACAAGTGTTAAATTCATAACAATTCATTAATCTTATGTTGAATGTTACTATTCAGAACGACGGAAAAATCAAGTTCCAGTCAGAGTGTTCAAGCACAAAAGATATGAGACATAATGTTAACTTACTGTTAGCAGTTGTATCATCTATGGAGATGGAAGAAGCAGTAGCCAAAAAAGAAGCTAATGGCATTCCAGTACAAACTACTTATTACTTATACTTAGACAAAGTAGAAGATAATAAGAAGCTGAGTACAGTAAGAACGCTGTCACTTCAGTTAAACATGCCTATAGAAAGAGCAAAGGCTATTGTAGACACAGCTGCTGATGATAAACATGACATACTGTTGTCTCAGTCTCCTGATGAAAGCTTCATTAACACTATGAAGGATACTCTTGAATCTGCAGGATGTATTTGTAGAATTACAAACGGTTTTTAATATGGGTGTAAAATTGTACGAAAAGCCGGAAAATCAAAGTCCTGGCCCACTGATTGCGATAGTCATAATAATAATGTTATTGTTATTGACTTCAAAGTGTCAAGCGCAGCAAAAAGCTGCAATAGACACAATGGTTTGCAAGGTTGAATGTATTAAACAAATAGTACAGAAACCGAGTGTTAACGGTAAAACCGTTAAGTATCTAGCTGTGTATGTTGATAAGTCTGCAGGATTCTCAGAGATTATTCCAATCTCAAAGAGTGTTGTAGACTATATTAACACATGCAAGCAATTCTCTATTGAGCCTACACTTGGCATTAGGTTAAGAAATGGTGTAATAACATCTATCGTTCGATACAAAATCAAATTTGTACATAAATGAAGTTTAGTAAAGGAGACGTAGTACGCCAAGTGTTGCCTGGTGGCATAATGGTAGGTGGTTTAATGGTCGTAATCAATAACATCGGCGACAAATGCACAGCTGTTAGAGATGTATCAACTGGAAAATACTATATATATAGGTCAGAACATCTAGGAAAGGAAGGAAAAGCAACAAAGATTTTGGTTAGTAAAAGTGATATGGATAAAATCGACACAACGAAAGGTGTTGGTGCATTCTATCATAGCGTATCACCTGTATATGATAAGCTATATGCTAATCCATCAAGATTTGTATGTTTTATACTAGCTTACACCAAGGGTGAGACCATACATAGAGTATATCAACTCGGAAAAATATCTAGAGTATTACGAAAAGTTAATGAAATTCGTAAAGGATACGAAATGGTTCCAGTTAAACAACCAATGTACAAGCTTCAATTAATAGGTGAACTATGAGTAAAAAACTTAGTCCTGGCAGAATCTACAAAATAAATGGCATTATTGTTAGGGCTAAACGTCAATACAATTGCAATGGGTGTATCTTTAACAATCCTTTCTCTTGTCCAAAAGTAAACGATTCAAAGGATTTGAACGAAAAATCACCATCATGCATTGAAGACGGAATAATTTTTATTAGTCCTTAATTATGGCAAAACGTAGAAAAAACGGACAAATGTCTGACGAAGAATTAGAAGTTAGACGCCATCACTCATCATTGCGTAGACTTAAAGCGCATTGTAGTGATGAAAACGTAGAGTTAAAAGATTATAAATCTGCAAATCCTGATGATATGTGTGTATTATCATTAAGTGATGTAGATTTGGGATCAAGAAAGAGTTATTTAACAACAGATAACGATTCATGGTTTGTCAGTGAAGATGACTATGAAGAGGTATCACAAATAGCATTATACCTATGAGAAAAGAATATGGAGAGCTATTTGTATCAATAGCATTAATAATTATTTCGGCATTCCCTCTTTTTGACTTATTGTCAAACATAACGAATATAACTAACATAAGCGATTTTTCGTTGATAGTAGTAATTGTTATGTTGATAATAATCTTGATCTCCAGTATTATATATTTTATATCATATTGGACGGAAAAATTTAATTAAGTTGCATTTCAAGGGGGCGGTTTATACCGTCCCCGAGATTTATTAGGTTAGAGGCCTACATAACAGTTCAAGTCTGTATAAAATCACAAATGGGTACCAAACAACTCCCTACAACTCTATTAAATAGCGTAATTACCTTAAAATTAATCATTTGGGTTAGAAAGAAAAAGAACGTTAGATAGTAGGAGACAATGGAATGGTTTAAATATAACCAGTGAAAATTGCCCATATTTGGACTTGTAGCTCAGTGGTTAGAGCAACAGACTCATAATCTGGAGGTCCTAGGTTCAAGCCCTAGCTGGTCCACAAAAGATGATTCCGTGAATCTTTAAAACCCGGATAGTTAACATTTGTTAAATCTCTAATAAATTATCAAAATGAAGAGATTATTCGAAAAGCTTAGCATGTGCTTAATCATGCTTATTGTAGCCGTCACAGTATCATCATGTGACTACATGAAAAAAACTAAGAGTGAGATCAGACACGATGACTCGCTCATGGTATCAAAGATGATGCAGGATATTGACAATCCTACATTTACCGACTGTTCTGACGTTATAGAGTTTCAGAGATCGGAAGGTCAATGGAGACATCAGGACTCAGTGTTCTTCAACATACCTGAAAAGGTTATGCGTGATGTGGTATCGGTCTTAGAAAAATCTGAGAAACCATTAACTAAGATGAGTATATCGAACGAGTTCGAGATGAACAAGCATGTATATTTGAATCTTCCTGATGAACAGGATCAATACAATGCGATTGCTCCTCCTGATATTCCTAACGTAGAAATGGTTGATACTATTATCGACGGTAAGCATGTGCAGATCGTGCAGTCCTCCAGTACTAACATAACAACAAAGGAGGATTAGCTATGAAGCGGTACATTATTATCTCTTACGATGGTTCTAGTTTGGATCCATCTGAAGTTATGGCAATAGCTTCACAACTGAACACAGTTAAACCTGATGTTAAGGATGTGCATGCAGTTACAATGGATGAAACGGAAGTTAATTCCATTATTATCGGTCACGCAGAAGCCAAGAATGCTACAGAACTTTCTGTTGTAGAGTCTGCGTGCATCTACGTGAAAAAAAGATTTGGTAAGTTTTTCTGCTCCAAGATGAAGCTGTTGCTTGCATTGTCAGAGGCTATAACTAATGAGCCTAACAATGAACCTCTTGTGAATGCCATCAGAGTTATGTCTGGTGGTATAAGTAAGAGAATGCGTGATTCTTACGGTATTTCTACCGATATTATTTGTGTATTTAAAACGGTTCAAGATAACATGTAACTATGTATAAAACACAACGTAATACTAAGAAAGTGTATCGTCAGCGTCACGCAGAAGCCAAAGCAAAGGCATATAAGTGTGACAAGTTTAAAAACAAGCTAAATCCTTTAGATTATGTGGAAGATTTCAGTATATACGACAAAAGCTAAGGGAAAGGGTAAGAATACAAAAACATTGGTATTTGAATCCAAGTACCCTAGTGAGAATCAAGCTATAGAAGCTAGATTCGCACTTATTCATTTGGCTAACTGCTCTCACAAAGCTCCATGCGATATTACCATTAATAATAATGGCGCAGTATTCGTTAAGAATCCATCCTGGAGTGTGGGAGAAGTAACAATATGTTAATTAATTTTATTTACAAACATTTAAAACATTATCAAAATGGCAAAAGCAGAAACAAAAGGCGCTGCTAAAGAGCAGCAGAATGTGTCAGCAGACAACGTAGTTGAAAAGTTAATGAAGGGTAACCTCGTAACTGACATCGCAGACAAGGCGGCAGAAGAAATCCGCCAGGATGAGGAGAAACGCAAGATCTCCCAGGTAAAAGAAATTGTCAAGTGTGCTGACTTCCTTAGAATTAAGGAACTTCTCAATGTCCGCAAGGACCGTGCGAAGGCAAAGATCACTCTCGACACTCTGAAGAAGCGTACAGAATTGTTGGCCCGTCTTCTGGGCAAGGACGAGAATGGTACCGCCGTTCCTGACGACCAGAAGATTACGCCAAACGAATTCCGCGAACTTTCGCAGAAGATCGATGAGGATCAGCGTAAGCAAATGACTGAACTGAACAAAGAGTACGAAAAGCACGACCGTGAGTTGCGCGACAAGTACCCTAACAATTGGTATTATGCCAACTATCAGTTCGATCGCTTCTAATTCTTCTTCTAATACAAGTATCTTAGTATCACGTACATAGATTCTGAAGCACTGTAGAGGATCTTAAGAAGACGAGGCAGCGAAGGAATCTCAGAATGAATTAACATTCTCATCAAGTATCTTCGTATCACGATGAGAGGAAGAGATGTGACCCCACACAGTAAATTGGGACAGTAGATCAAACAATATGTTTTGTGCGTATCTTTGTATCGGGGAGATTTGATTGCTCTGAAAAGCTAATTGAACCCTGCAAAATGTATCAAAAATGCTGAATATAGCCCTCTAAGTATCTTCGTATCATGAGGATTCCTATATATTTTTAGCCATGTTTTAAGCGCTCTGAGGCAGAGTATGTCACCAAGTGGAGTAATTAACCACGAGTGCCGCAAAAATGTCTTAGAGCGCACCTAAAACGGCTTAAATCGAATGTTCTGACTGATCATCGGAACATTTACAAGAAATGTACAGTGTGTATGAAATAATCTGTCTGGACAGGGGTTCGACTCCCCTCACGTCCACGGGGCATCCTCTACGCTATTGTGTAGATTCCATTTGGACAACCTAGGAATGTGTGTAAAACTTCCTACACGGGCGTGTTTGGTTTTGACAGACAGAGGAGATAAATACATTAAGCACTATACTATAAATTAAACGGCAATGTAAATAACATTGTAGACTATACTAACGTAGCGTAAGTTTAGTCTAGGTGTTTCCTACCAAAGTGGAGAGAAGAAGAAGTTTGGTTCTTTGGGCTACACACCCGAGGATTAGGGTTCGACTCCCTAGCTTCTTCCTATTAGTTATGACAAAGGGATATAAAGCGATGATAAAGGACAGGTGTCCTCATGTCGTCAACCTCGCATTTAAATGGTGTACAGAATTTGGCAGATTATCTAATATAGGTAAGAAGCCACATGAAAGAATTAAGTATGCTGTAAAAACGCGATGGATAGACCGTGTATACCAAGAAAATGTAGCAATCTATAACACTGGAAGAGGAATACCTCGAACAGATGAAAAGAATGCATCATTAAGAAAAGCTCTTGGAATACATGAGGGGTCGCAAAATTTTAATTTTGCAGACTCTATAAATTTGGATGGCATCAACAAAGTATTCAACTCTGGAGAACGAGCATTTTGGATATGGGTTAATAGCTGGGTAGTATGGTTTCAAGAGAACTATAAGTACCTAGAAAACTATTATAACATATCACGTAAGTGTGGCAATATGGCTTTATTTGATAAAGCATTGTCAGAAAAAGCTAGTTTTCTAGATGAATATTTTGAAGATTTCTCTAAGTTTATTAAGAAAACATTTAATTAAACAAAATAAAAAATGGAGTATTTCCCTAAAATGCTAATTTACAGAGCTAGTCTGTTAGGCTGCAAAGAAGAAGGTATAGAAAATGTGATTAACTGGTTTCATAACCGCCTTAAAAAGGGCTTTACTTATGAACCGCACATATTCTGTGCAGGAGACAGCCTAGACGAAGATTGTATATACGAATACTGTTGTAATGAGCAGTTACGTAGAGTTAGTGATTGGATTATGAAAACGATAATCCTAAGCAACCCTATAAAGTTCAAAACACTTACAACTCGTATGCGTATCGGTTCAGGACTACTTGAAAAAGTAGAAATGAAAACGGGAGGAAAGGATTTGAAAATAATCCTTTTCAACAATTTCGTCAACAACGTTTGGTCGCTATACCGTCAGAAGATGGTGTACGATCTTCCGTTTTATCAGGAGTAGGGTGAGAGAAATCTCCCCTACCCCACAATATGGAGTATCAGCGTATCACTCAATCTGAGATTGAGACCATAAAAGAAGCTCAAAAGGGAAATGAGCTAGCGTTTAATAAATTGTTTAACCGTTACAAAGAGTTCGTTGACAACGTGCTCTTTTGTTACGTGAATGACATGGATGAAGCTAAAGATCTTACAAATGTTGTATTTCTTAAGGTTCACCAAAAACTCTCGACATTCACAGATTATTCGTCTTTTGGCGGATGGCTGAGAATTATAGCTAATCGAACAGCTATAGATTATCTACGAAAAGTAAAGGAGAAATCCATGGAATTAGGAGAAGATACAGGCCGACTACCTGTCGAATTAACTAATTCTTCAGAAGAAGAAGATCTTGTCAACCTTCTTGAGTATGAATCTCTTCTAAAGGAGTTTGAAAAGCTCCCAAAGAAGACACAGAAGATTTTTAATCTATTTTACGTAGAAGATCTTACCGTTGATGAAATTAGCAAAGTGCTGAAAATTCCTACAGGCACTATAAAAGCTGCACTAAGCCGCACTCGTAGGAAAATTAAAAATAACTTAAAAGTTTAACAAAAATGACTTCACTTTTATTATTGATTCTCTCGATTTTTGTAGCTCTTGGTTTCGCAAGATACAATAAGAGCAACAAGTTGTTCTGGATCATTCTCGTAAGTCTCTTGCTAGGTTTTACCGGTAAGAGTATGGTCAACTATGCCTTTGTTGACCATAAAAGTGAAGCTAGTACAGTTAAATCTTCTGCAAATCCCATGCTGGCACCGACGTGCTCATTTCAGGCTTTGGAACCCTCAGAGGGCGCCGGTACATGTGCTGAGACAAAACCAGCAGGTAAGGATACAATTGTAGTAGATACTGTTACTGTGCTTAACTTGGGTGAAGACGAGCATATTAACGTGCTCACTAAACCTCCACGAGATTGGTTAAAAACGAACTTTATATTCGACACAAGTTGAATTTAAGCTAGTTGCCCAGAAAGTATTAATTAATTTTAGTAAATAACATTTAAAAACATTATCAAAATGGCAAAAAAGAATGGAAAGGGTAATGTAAAAGTTGCTCAGAATAACAACAATGGTGGTAACAATGCAGATGCAGCTGTTGAGGCTGCAGCTATGCTCACAACAACAGGTGGGTCAAGCATGGATCGTAATCACCAGGTAGATTTGTTGAAGATGGCTCACGATCGTTTCTTCTTGGATGAGAAAGCTGCTGAGCACACTGGCTTCCCGCAGGGAACTATCGACAAACTCAATCATATTAATGCACTCGGCATCGCAGTGTGTGTATGTAATGAAGTCAAGTATGGTACCAGCGATTTCGCTGTTGTAATCCGTAAGTCTGCGCTCCCAGAGCTTACTGAAGCTTTGAAGGAGATTGGTGTAAGCTTTGATGACACAAAGCTCTTGCCTTCAAAAGACGATGCTGAAGCAATTGAAGTTACAGCTTCAGCTGTAACAGTATCAGAAGAGACAGCAAAGAGTCTTGACAAGGATGCTAAGGCTCGTGCTGCAACAGCAGGTAAGGTTTTTGATCCTACAAAGATCAAGGACGAAGAAGAGCTCAAGGAAGCTTTGTCTGGATTCTTAGCTATGAACCGTGATTCTAAACTGATGGATAGCATAATGCAGTGTGTGAACTTCTATAAGTCATATCGCTCTATTGAAGCTAAGCATGCTATCGATTCTGCTGAGAAGACGCTCAAGAACACAAAAGACAAGAAGTACAAAGAGAACGCTGAAAAGGCTCTTGCTTCTGCAAAGAATGACCTTGAGCGCCTCAAGAACATGAACTTCCATGATACGTTTCGCAAGATTGTTGAGCTTACGGGTCGTGTCGGAACGCTTACTTATGGAATTGGTGCTCACTTCTTCAATGTTACCGCTACGTCAGGATCTCCTGTATCTGCGTTCTGTGAGCTTCGAGACCATTCTACTGACAAGAACACCGGCGTATGCAAGTATACCGATGATCAGATTGCAGACGCTGTAAAGTGCCTCGTAATCATTGGTGCAGACGATGTTCGCTCAAAGGGTAAAATCTTGCTCGAGGCAGAGAACAAGCTGCCAGAAAAGGATCGTGTCAAGGAGCACATTGATGCCGCTAACAAGAACATCGCATTCGCCGATAAGGCTACTGCAGCGGTTCTTGCGGCTCCAGGCGAGTTCGTTGAAAACTTGAAGAAGAACTTCTTGGAGGGTAACAACTTTGCAAAGAAGACTGTTATCGCCATTAAGCGTGCATATTATCGAGACGTTACTCCAGAGATGATGGCTAAGGTTAAGTCTGACTCAATGCTTGATAACGCTACGCAGCATGCTGGTATCATCTCTAACCTGTTCCGTAATCCTTCTGATCCGCTCGTAGGTTATGCCAAGGAGAATATCATCGACTTGGAGTTCAAGACCGATGAGGAAATCAAGGCTGAGGAAGAGGCTGTTGCCAAGGCTGCTAAGGAAGCAGCTGATAAGAAGGCAACTGAGGATAAGAAAAAGGAAGCCAAAGGTAAGGCCAAGGCTCAGGTAAAAAAAAATAATACGGCCAATTAAGAGAACTGGTTCACAACTAGTTGGCCGCATTAAAAGAGCCTTTGACATCCAATGGCAAAGTGAACACAAATAATTTAACTATCAAAGTATGAAAAAATTAGTGATCACGTTGTTAGGAGCAGCATTCCTTACTATCGGCATGAATATTGCCGATCTTAAGAATGTTCCCCTTCCAACGACAGTGCAGACAGTAGCAGCATCTACTGTACAGCAACCAATGGACCATTTGTTTGGTCAAGTGAATCGTGCTAATCCTGATACAGTGCATGATACCGTTAGGGTAGAAAAGCCTGTACCTTGTAACCATAAACAGTTACCTGCAAAGGTAATTGTTAAACGTACCGTAATTAAGAAGACAGATACGTCGTATGTACCACTTCTGTATATTATGGAACCTGGAGAAAAGGTCGACTCCACTAATCACAACTCTACCATTCGTAAGGGAGAGCTCAATGATTATATTCAAATCGCCTCCAATGTGCATAAGTAAACATAAGAACCCTATGCACTATAATTGGGTAAGTACATATGGTAGATCCCATTAGTCTACGTACTATTCTGGAACATCCCTCGCGAAGGAGCTAGAAGAAAAACTCAATAAATTAAACTTGATCCGAGAATATGTTAACTCTGTCTTGCAGGGCGAGATCACTCAAAAGGTAGGATGAAATGTATCAAACATTGAAACAGTTTGATATAGGTAGGAGAAGCGTTGTATCAGCTCCTATAGATTATACAGCTGGACTTGTGAGAACCGTCTGGAGACAAGCTGGATGAGGCTGTATAATCTAAAAACGCATAAGTCCCAAGAAGGGCATAATGAACCGTATCGTAATTATATGTGATAATACTAAGCATATACAAACGTTACACGAGATGAACTATATTGGTCCCCAGTAGGTGAACAGAATTGCATACATGGTATGGTGCATGGTGCTGGAAGAACCGAGGATATCCCAAACAATATAGAAGTATTATTAAGCCGTAGGTAGTGTTTCTAGTGTCCAAAGCTAGTATAAAGGCCGAAAAACTGCATCAATACTGTGGGAGTAATACCACACAGAGTAAACTAAATGAGTTTGCTGACTATACCAAAACCTTACTGTTCGATTCAGTACAACTCCGTTGAAGGGGTGCCAGGGATGGGGTAGAAGTGTCTGATTGCGACCGCCAGGCTTTTCTTGTTTATGCGGTATATAAAAGTAAAACAAGCGCAAGGGTTGGGCAGCCCCTTAATCGAAGCTCTACGGGAGTATCGTACGCGGGTGAAGATCGCGGTGAAAATCTATTCCAGTTGTATTATTAGGATGTTAGGCAATCCAAACTTACAGCCAATTTCCATGAAAATTAAATCGTTCATGAGACTATGATCGATGACTCCGTTACAGTCAAAGAAAATTGATGGAGAGCTATCCTAGAATAAGAAATAGCAAAGCAGGTAGAAAGTTGATTCGAGATATGTCCATCCAGGACCATTTGACCTCCACTTTCATCCAAAACGATCTAGACTAATAGTTTATTTGCACCATGATATACAATATTACATAGTCTCTACAGAGTAGTAAGCTGGTATATTATGTATGCGTATGTTGTATGCAAAAGATATAAATTATGAAAACCTAGAAAGTTTAAAAGATAACATGTTTAACAAAAATTGATGTCCCTTCATAGAGTTAATCTTACGTTGTAAGTAAGGGCTTGAGGTGAAGAAGTCGAGTGCCAACCGATATGCCAACCATGCTAAAGTATACTGCGCAACAGTATATGTAAACATAAAGGTTCGAAGCAATACAGGAAATTGATGGGCAGCTTATATCTATGTTGTAAAACGACTGTGTATATTATATGTGTATACTGTCTCTATACATGTATATTACGTTATAAGTGGGTGACAAGATGAAATGTATGGGTTGAATTCCCAATATTCGTGCACTATAAATAGGAGGTAGTAATACCGGTACAGAAAAATTGCAAACATCAGCAAAGATGTAAAAAGCCGTAAAGTCTGTGATGGGTTTGATCCTGAGATATTCCGATAACCAACCGCTGGGTACATGCCATAAGCTGAGTACCGCAGTAAGGAGCCATTTCGATAAGTTAGGCGCTTTTAAAACTTATTAGCCGAGGAAATCTGCGTTTAATCGACAACCTGTAGGAAGATCTTGTAAGTATAGTAAGGGAAATACGACCGAGATTCTACATATTTTCGTGGGTTATAGAAAATTCTAAGATTCTATGAGTGTTAGTTGCTATGCAAAATTTCACCAACGAAAATTAGAATAGTTAAGTTAGAAAAAAACGTGAACAAAATAGCAGAAAACAGTTCAGCATTTGATTATGCAAAGGAAGCATTCAAAGCTTTAGACGATGGGCCTGGATAAACCAGTAAATGCTAATTGCATCATACGTATGTAATTCCTGCTGCAAGCCTATTATCCTATTGTCGTAATAGAGAAAGTGCAGCTAAGTCTAGATAAAGCGTCTACAATAGTAGAACTTCCTTTAGAAAACTAAGTACGCAAAGTAGTAACCGAGTATCTTCGTATCAGCGTTGCTTTATTCAATAAACAACGGCAAAGGTGTAGCCAAAATACACCATATTTTTCAATCATATCGTTAGTTAATCAATAACGATATCAAAAAGGATATGATTATGTCAGAAATTAATGTAAACATCGTGGAAACAACTATTAAGTCAAATCGTACCCCACTGAGCATGCTCGGTGCAAAAATGTTTGGTCAGGACGTATTTACTCCTCAGACCCGTTTATTCAACCCAGACCATGACAAGGTTTTGGAGCAGGCTAAGCAGAGCTCCAATGTAAACCTTGTACTCAATCGTTCACCTCGCCGTTTTGTGATCGGTTATATTACGATTGAGTCTATGGCAACCAAGCAGAATGCAATCGGTGATGTCGTTTGCCGTCTCAATGAGGGCACCGAGCACCAGATTGATATCCCTCTCGGTGAGAACAGCACCAAGTTTGGTGAGACCACAGAGGAGGCAGTTCAGAACGCTCTTAAGGACAAGAACTCTAAGGCTGTGTTCTCAGATCCTAAGGATTTGGGTGGCATTCTTAACGATCTTAACCGTGGTGAGATCGCTCGCCTTGATGCAATTATTGAGCAGGCTAATAAGGCTAAGGCTCAGTGTTTGTCTGCCATTGCAGCAAACGAGAAGATCATTGCAGACTACGAGCGTCAGAAGGCAGATTCTAAACCAGCTGATAAGATAGCATAAGTTCATGGAGGCTGTTTTAACAGAAAAGAGTGTTAAGCTTATAGCAGTAATGCTCTCAGAACCGAAAATTAAGGCAGCCGTTTATGAAAAGTTGGACCATACAGAGAAGTACAAGATCTATACCATTAACGATGATGGTAGTATTACTCTGGGTTCAACTAGATTCCATTTTTGGAACAAGATAATCGGCTGTGAGCAAACCTTACCATTTGAGAGTTTCGCTCTCAAGGTATGGGATGCACTAGTGAGTCTTTCCACAGGTCTTAACCAAAAAGCCATTATGGAAGGACTATCACAAGAAATTGTGATGAAAGGAGTTAAAGACAAAAACTTTAACTGGGTCGTAGAACGACTGTATGATGTTGCGACAAAAGTATGTCAGAATTCTAGCATTGCTGATGGCGTAGGAGCGGACCCTGCGGGGTCCCGGGTGTCAGGGCCAAGGCTTAACGCTCAGCAAGAGTTTCCTGAGAAAATTGTTATCAATATCAACGGACGTAAAGAAGTTTTGCAGGTTAAAGACTGCATCGGTAAACCAATGATTGAGTTGGAGTACGGAATTGTAAACGCTAAACGAGTAATGCCATAAACAGAAACATTCCTGCGGGAATGGTGTACGAACTGTGCGCAGAAGAATACACATTCATGCATGGTATTATCGTTATTGTTTACAACGAAATGCAAAGACAATATTATTAGTTTATATTAAAAGGCATCCTTAAACGTTCTCTGCGGAGAATAGGTAATCCGCCCTGCGGGGCAGGATTGCCAATGGATGTCTTTTATTCTTTATTACAGTTATATGTAATATAGGAACTAGGTAAATGGCTGATTCAAGTAAATTGTTTAATTTTAATCAAACTATATGAATAAGAAATCAATTAAATTGAACTCAGCAAACATCATCACAATTCGTAAGAATATTGATATTACTATCAATAAGTATTGGCGAATTATTCGAGCAGAGAACCTCATGTCTAAAAAGGCAATTGCAGCAAAGCAAGGTTCTGGCTTAGATCTCAAGAGCTTGTATAACCAGATTGTGCAGCTTAGTGAGAAGCGTATTATGATTAAGGGTATTTTGGTAGCTCTTAATACAGGTACAACTACATTCTCTTACGAGGATTTTAAGAAGACAAATAACTATAGTATTTTCGCAGCATGCGAGGCAAAGGAGGCAATAGCACAACTTAAGATGATCAAGACACTTGATCCATCAACTAAGGCAAAGAAGGGATTGAAGGCTATGCCTAAGCGTGAGATATTCTCATCAGCTAAGATTGCTCAGCTTATCCATGATCAGCAACTACTAGCAAATAAGTTTGACGCTAATCTCGAGAAGTTTAACAATGAGACTTCTATTGAGATTAAAGACGCTATTGCAGATAAGTTCGAGATGGATCTGACAGTTTAAATACTATAGGTTCGAGACAAATATAAGGGTCGCCGAAAGGAGTAAGATCGAGGCTTACACGAACCACAATAAGAAATCCCTTGCCTTAAAAATAACATTATTAACACATTAAATTATCAAAATTATGTCAAAGAAGAATAACAAGAAGAACCTCAAGAAGGTTCAGGCTAAGATAGGAACTACACCAGTTAAGGCTGAGGCAGCTAAGAAGGAAGAGTCTAAGGCTGCTATAAAGAATGCAGAAATTGCTGCAGCAAAAGACGATGCTAAGGCAAAGAAGAAGGCTGAAAAGAAAGCTCGCGAGGAGGCTAAATATGCTGCCTCTAAAGCTCGCATAGAGGCCCGTAAGGCGCGCAAAAAGAGCATCATGGATAAACTGATCGACTCCAAGAAGGAAAAGGCTTCAGAGCCTGTTAAAATCACTCTGGAAGACCGCCTAAAGAAGCAGGAAGAGCGTCGTAATGTCGCTATGGCTCGTCATATCGCATCAATTACCCGTCGGTGCAAGCGTATGCATCTCAATGATGCCGACACCAAGAAGGTGATAGACATCGCAAAGAAGCAGTGGGACAACGCCACTGTATACAATATTACAGTTGTATGTGATTCTATTCTGAAAAAGAAAAAAGAGCTCGAGAAGTTGGTAAAGGATTGCGGCATTAAGTCTGCATGTATTACTAACTCTACAGCATTCTTTAAGAATGTGCCAGCAAGTGTGGTAGCAAAACTGCGTGATCTTGTAGGTAATGCTACATTCTATCAGTATCGTTCTGATGATAAGTCTCCATTCGAGGAGGCTGGCATAGATATATCAGGCAATCACAACAAGCATAAGAAGGGAGGTGATCCTCATACTATCGAGTGTTCAAAGAACGCTAGTGTGAACTTCTACAATCTCCGTAAAGCTAAGAAGAAGGCTAAGGAGACGCTTGAGAAGAACACGTATAACTTCCGTCACGGCTCTAAGGCCGAAGGACGTAAGCTTCGTCGTGAGCTCAAAGTTAAGGCTAAAGCCGTAAACAAAAAGCCTACACAGGTTAAAGAAATTAAACAAAAAACAGCTAAACAAGCAGCTTAATCATAGGAGGCAACGTTATGAATACCCAGAATAATCAATATTTGGACGATTATGTTGAAAAATATCGTGACATCAAAGAGAAGTGGCTTAAGGACTTTAACAAGTCTCATGGAACTACTTCTAAGTTCTGTAAAGAACATTGTATCCATGGTCTTTCCCGGAAGAAACCTTGGTTCATACTGCTCAAACGTGATTCGACAAAAATTGAATCTCGCAGAAAGGTTACGAAGCTTAACCATACCGAGCTTATGGAAGGGTATGTTCAACACAAGTTGCAGAAATGGGAGCGAAAGCACCCGTGCCCGGTTAAGAAAGACGACTTGTTCTACGCGCAGCAGTTCCCAGTTTGGGAATCAGAAAAGAATGCTGCAGAAGAACATATTAGAGACTTAGTTGTCGCTAAATATGACAAATTACAACTTGTAGGACGATTCAAGAATTCGGACGACAAGTTTACTGAGCAGGAAGTTGCTCAGATAAAAGACAATGGCGAAACTGCTAAGTATGGAGGTGTAAACAAACTTCCAGAACACAGTAAAGTCATGAAGATGGCTCATAAGGAGACAAATAAGGTAAAAGCAAAGCGTGGTAATCTTGTTTGTACAAACCTTAAAGACCATCGCAAGAAGACGGGACGACTCCTGTTACCAGGCGCAAATAAGATGCGAATGGCAGCTTAAGGCGTAACTTCTTCAAAACCGACCAGGACACCACTGGTCACCCTAGTGTGCTCCGAAAGGATATGACTGCGAGGCGCAAACCCTCACTAGGGAACTATGATAGTAAAGGAAAGACCAGTAGTTCTATATGACATAGAAGTTTTTCCAAACTGTTTTCATTGTACTTGTAAAGATTCAGAGAGTCATAAACTATATAAATTCGAGATATCCTGTCGTAAAAATCAACTAGAAGAACTAGTTGACTTCTTCTACACAAACAGAACTGATCATATAATGTGCGGCTACAACAATAAGCATTATGATGACATAATCATAAGTTACATTATACATTTCTGTAGTAGAATGAAGCGACTAGGATACTCGAGAATTTGTAGTTCTCTCTATTATCTTAGTAAAGAAATAATAAGTTCGGAAAAAACAGGAAATATTGATAAGATTAAAGTATACAAGTATTCAAACTACTTCTATTCATTTGATCTTATGTTGATGCTCTATAGTGCCAAACAGCAGAAAAGCTTAAAAGAAATAGAAATACTCTTACATATGCCAAATGTGCAAGAGTATGAAGGAAGCTTTGATCTGCAGATCCCAGAATGTGATATTAACGCTATGATAGAGTATAATGTGAACGACGTAGAAGCTACTGAGACTTTGCTTAATAAAGTAAAAGAAGATGTAGAACTACGTCTTGAAGTGGAAAAAGAATGGGGGTTTGATGCACTGTCGATGAGTGGTGTACGATTTGGAGAAGAAGTACTCTTGCGAAAGACTTTAGACATTACCAACACAACAAAAGACGAATTAAAAACTCGTACTCGAAAAGTCGGAAACATTCGCCTAGGTGACATCATACTCCCATTTATACAATATTCTAATCCAAAGTTGAAAGAAGTCTTATTGGATGTAAAAAATGCTACTTGCAATGCAAGTAAGTCTGATAAGAAACAAGAAAACTATGAGAAGAAGTTTGTTCTCTCAAACATTTGCTACTCTATAGGTGAAGGTGGTATACACACCATCAATGATCCTAGAGTCTACAAACCTACAGCTGAACAGTTTATAGGACACTCCGACGTTACGTCTATGTATCCTTCGTTAGCCATTATAAACCATTGGCTTCCGGTTCACTTAGGAGAAGATTTTTGGAATGTGTACAGCGCTCTATACAGGGAGCGCTTGGCTGCCAAACGTAATGGAGAGTTATTAAAGTCTAAGGCATTTAAACAGGCTCTTAATGCTCTTACAGGAAAGATGCAACAAGAAAGTAGCTGGGCTTATGATCCACTTAACGTATACAAGATACGTATAAATGGGCAACTTATACTACTTATGTTAGTGGATAGGCTTCTAGAATTGAATTGTAAGATTGTACAAGTCAATACAGATGGTGTCGTCTACATTGCCAACAAATCCGCCCGCTTCGCAATAGCCGATGCAATTAAGGAAGTTGAGCAATTAACCCAGTTAACATTCGAATCCGATGATTACGAGTCGTTTTATCAGTACGACGTGAACAATTACTTTGGTGTTCGCAAAGGATACTCCCAATCTGGAGATCCAAGACTGATAGAAAAGAAAGGCAAGTTTATCACAGAAATTGGTCTTAACAACAGCATGACACCAGTTGTTATCTCCAAAGCTGTGATAAACTATTTTTTGAACAATGAACCGATAGACAAGTTTATTAAGAAGGATAGAGATGTCCGTGATTTCTTGATGTCACAAAGCGTAAACAAGGAATCAAAAGTTGAATATGGAGGAAAACAGATTCAACGTATTAATAGATATTACGCGTCAAGTAGTGGCTATTATCTTATGAGAATTAAGGACAAAATGTACGAAAATCGTTCTGAAACAAAAATAACAGAATATGGAGTACGAATTCTTAACAAGATAGATGCCACACCAATAGAGAAACGTCATCTGGATTACCAATACTACATTAGCAAAGCAAAAAAGATAGCTAGTGAGTTTGTTAATCGCCAGTTGACAATATTCGATGATTAATCGTTTATCAACGTATATAAGATGATTATTGAACTAAACACAAAACTCCTGGACATTCCAGGACTAAATTCAAATCAATTAATATTCCTAAGTTTGGTATTGGATAAGAATCAAAAAACTTATAATCAAGACGTCCGCAAAATTGTCAGCCTAGTTAGCGACGAAGAAATATCAAACTTAATTTCTCAGGGACTTATTACCTCGATCGAGAAAGGTAAGTCAATTACATATCATGCAACAGATACGCTTAAAGATATAGTTCGACCTAAACAGGACTATTTCGATCTGTTCTATGAAATGTACCCAATATACGTTCTACGACCAGATGGTACCAAAAACTATCTGAGAGCCAACGTTAACAAGTGTAGACATTTATTTAATGTTTATGTAGGTCAAAGCGAAGCTATGGCTCAACATCTTATTCAGTGTCTCGACTTCGAAATGAAGAAAAAGACTAACGAGGGTAAACTAAGTTATATGAAAACGATGTGGAGATGGCTCGTAGACCATCAGTGGGAAGAATCTGAGGAAGAAATGCAAGACAACTCTAAAATTGATGAATCGACTTATGGAACAGAACTTATCTAATCTTATAAGACCAATGTCAGTTGTAGCCCAAGAAGCTATAAACTATATATCTGGTCGTAGAGATCACTCTATAACATCTCTAAAGACTAGATGGGCTAAGTTTAATAAGCAGTGTATGGGAGGTATTGAACCTAATACCGTTTACACCATAGCTGGTATTTCAGGAAGTGGTAAGAGCTCATTCGCAAATGAGATCTCAACTGATATTGTTGATTTGAATCCTGGTGAAGAAATAGTAATTCTGATTTTCTCGTTAGAGATGGTTGGATTTAGGCAAGTTGGAAGAACGCTTTCTAGTAAGCTTAGGAAAACGACTTCGACTTTGTATAGTTCGGAAACGGACCTAGATGACGATACCTTCAGAAAAGTCATCTCAGTATCTAATCAACTAAAGGAGTATCCTATATGGTTTGTAGATAACCCTACAACTCCCAAGGAAGCAGAAGATATTATTAAGTATTTCTATAATACATACATAAAGGGTACCGATAAACATTTTGTGATAATGTACGACCATGCTCTATTGACGAAGCCGATAGGCAGCGTTATAGAAACCATGCAAGAACTCGAAAGAGTTTTCATAAGTGCTAAAAAGTATCCTATGACATCAGTGTTACAACTAGCACAGATGAATAGAAATATTGAATCACCAGAAAGAATAAACAATTATTTGTCGCATTATCCTATGAGAAGCGACATTTCATCTGCTGACGCTTTATTTCAAGCTAGCGATTATGTTATAGTCATTCATAGGCCTGAAATTCTTGGAATACAAGAATACGGCCCGAGCCATTTACCTACTCAGAACAAGGTGTATCTACACATCTTGAAGAATCGAGACGCAGGAAAGCCCTGCATACTTGAATTCCAGAATGACTTAGCGTATAATAACTTGATAGAAAGTTAAGCAATTAAAATTTAGGCTGAATTATGACAACATACGATATTAAGTTTACTGACAACAACATTAAGAACACTAACAATGGTAACATTTATTCTCAGATTCTCGATGATATTATTCTTTCTACTGTAAAGAAGAACAACTCTTATTTGTTTAACACAAAGAAGGAGGATGACGATCTGATTGATGCCATGTTCGACGAGTTGGATCATACTTATATCTACAAGCCTCTGAAGGGTGACACTTTGTTCGCAAAGGCTTGTGATATTCTTGCTAACTATGGCAAGAAGAAGAGTATTATGAAGGGTATTAAGCTCGGTAAGATTTACCGTCTTGAGAATGGTCTCCCTGTCATTTTCTACAATGATGAGATTCAGATTGGTACCGACATTTATAGTTACTCTGATTTTAGTGATTGCAACTTCATCTCTTCACTTAGTCCAGAGATTAAGAAGACAATCATTAATATTAACATTAAGCTTTAATTAAAACTTTTAGTATCATTGTATCATGAGTTTAACATTACCTACTAGTAAAATTCCTGCAATTTCTGAAAATCCTAGATATCTTATACTCTATGGTCTTCCAAAGGCTGGTAAAACATCTTGTCTTGCACAGCTGGATAATAACCTTATCATAGACCTTGAGGGAGGCTCTGTCTTCGTTGATGCGATGGCCATCCAGTGTCGTACGATCAATGATTTAGGAGAAGCAGCAAGTGCCATTCGTGCCAAGAATAAAGAAGTAGGTCATAATTTCTATAAGCATATCACTATCGATAATGCTACACGACTTGAGGATATTTGTATGAGCTATGCTTGTACACTCTATCGCCAAACTCCAATGGGTAAGAAGTGGGACGGCACAGACGTAACCACCTTGCCTAACGGTGCTGGATATAAGTATCTTAGAGACGCAGTAAAGAAGGTAGTTGATATGTTCCGAGATTTGTGTGACGAATTTATTCTTGTAGGTCACGTTAAAGACACCGTAACTGAAAAGGATGGTGTTGAAGTTTCTGCAAAAGAGCTCGACTTGGTTGGTAAGCTGAGTAAAATCGTGTGTGGATTAGCCGATGCGGTTGGTTATGTATATCGCAAAGGAAATGAAACGCATATATCCTTTAAAGGTGGTACATCTGATACCATCATGGAGGCTCGTGCAAGACACATAGCCGGAAAGGATATCGTTATTGCAGAAGGTAATGAAGATGGGACACTTACAACACATTGGGATAGAATATTTAAGTAAATTGATATATCGATCTATTCGATCAGCAGCATACTATGCTGAGAATAAACTAGATATGTTAGCATTACGTATATTAAAATAATAGAGATTATGTTTAGTACAAAGACAGCCGCAATTAGCAACGAAGAATTTAGTAATAGTAGTTATATGCCAGTAGGCATCAACCAGAATGTCACTCTTAAAGAGGTAAACTGTAACAAGTCTCCTCAGGGTCTCGATTTCCTCGAGATCGTATTTGAGAATGAGGATGGTCAGACAGCTACTATGACAGAATGGAAGAATACAAAGGGAATGTATATTAAGACAGATGAAGACTTGCAGAAGCGTGATAACGCTCAGTTTGGACGAGTTTGTCAGATTCTTGATTGTTTCTACCCACAGAGACCAGATGCAGAGCTTTCTACATTCAAGGAGATGATTGACTGGACAAAGCAGATGCTTGATCCTATGATTGCTACTAAGAAAAAGCTCCGTTTGAAGGTTATCTATGACAAGAAGGGCTATACTCAAGTAAGTAAGCTCGGAATCTTCGTTGAAGACATGTCTAATACAGATTCGCAGATTAAGCTCTTTAAGAACGATCTTATGGAGCGTCCAGTTGTTGCCGATAAGGAGAACAACGATCCGCTTAACGTGCCACCAACCGTTACTCCGGAAACTGCGGATGCAGCAGGCGCATCAGATCTTCCCTTTTAAGGAGTTTACGCCTGAAGAAATAGAAATACTACTTGATTGTATGAAATCCGGTAGATGGTTTTTATACTGTCTACATAGCAGGAGTGCCAAACTATACAACAAGTGGTTATACCCAGGGAGGTAATACTGCCATGAAAGGGTATTGGTGGAGCTAGGTAATTCAGTTACCCTTTGGAGGTGAAATGCCTCCAATAAGGCTCGCAGGGTGTCGTGAGACACAAGCATGGACGTATGCGAAAACAGATCCAAATCGACGTTTTAATCATGTTTTGTTATATAGACAAAAGTCCAGTAGGGTTCGAATCCCTACAGAGCCACAACATTTCTGATGATAAGAAGAGCTACAGCTTGTGAAAGTAATAGCTCTGTCCGCCTGTGAAGGCCGATATTATCTATGATGCACAGTTTACCTGGCATCAGATTTCATACGCGTGTACGCTACGTAAGTGCGGGTTTGAATAACCTAAAGTCCGAGCTTAGCATCTCCGTAAACTGCTATACGTCCGTCAACGTAGACCTGAGCATGTCATTAAACTGCTCATTTTTAGGGTTGTTAATTCAATGGTAGAATAAATAAGGGAATATTCATAAAACAAGGCGCCTTATAACAGCGGTTCGATTCCGCTACAATCCACTAATTTATATGCGGCATTAGCTCAGGTAGTTAGAGCACTCGGTTGGACACGTCGGAAACCGCGAGAGGTCGTTAGTGCAACTCTAACATGCCGTACTAACTTATAAGTTATGTATAGTACTAGAACAGCGATTACTATGTCCTTGAAAGATATCTTGGACAAAGTAAATGATTTAGACATCTATACGTATTGTCTAGGACAGTTCAAAGTTGGAAAACTAATGAATAGTCCTTTAAGGTCTGGAGATAAGAACCCTTCATTTGGAATATTTCATTCTAAAACAGGAGGGTTGTTATGGAAAGACCTTGGAACTGGAGAATGCGGAAACTCCCTAAAGTTCCTAAAAGAATACAAAGGTATAACGACTAGAGAAGAGCTTGAACGAGAATTATTGAGAATCGTACGCAGAATAAATCCTAATACAACCGTAAGGACAAATACGTACGATAAGCCGAAAGGAGATACTGATATCGGAATAGTTCGACAGCCGTTTACTAATGTAGACAAACAGTACTGGAAACAGTTCGGAATACATATTGATACCCTAAAAAAGTTCAATGTGTTTAGCATTAAATACTTTCTTTGTAATAGTATCGTCCGAAGTATCTACAAAGAGAATAGTCCTATGTATGCATATAAAGTGTATGATAAGTTTAAGATTTATCGTCCACTTGCTTCCAAGTTTACTAAATGGCGTACCAATCTGACGAATCGGCACGTACAGGGATTATCCGAATTGCCTAAGGAAGGAGGCGACCTACTCATAATAACAAAATCACTGAAAGATGTGATGTGTTGCTACGAGATGGGTTTTAGTGCAATAGCTGCTGCTAGTGAAACTGTGTTTATACCTGAAGACATACTCAGGTCTCTACGTTCCAAATGGAAACATATAGTTATACTGTATGATAGAGATCAAACCGGTATGCTTAAGGCTAGACAATATAGTAAGCAATACAAAATAGATGCTTTTTTCATTAATAAAAAATTTAAAGCCAAAGATCTATCAGATGCTGTTCGTGACAACGGATTTAGCACCATGAAAGACTGGTTAACAAAAACGTTACAGAAATATGATTGATGTAATAATAGGATGCCTATTAGGTGTGCTGGGAGGTGCAGTAATGTCTCCTCTATTGCATAAATGGCTTACAAAAAAGCTGACTAAGAAAATTCGTCTCGACAAAGGTGGATTTATGCGTATTTATCTTCCAAATAAATTGCAGATGACTATCTGGGATAGTTATAGTGATGATGGATGTATATGCGTATGTGTTCATCGTGGAGGTGAACAAAAAGAAACTGATGGCGAAATTGTCTATTTTAATAGAACTTCTGTATCCAAAATAAGGGGAAAGAATTTTTATTATGATAGGCAAGAAATCTAAAAAGAAATCCAAAGGCAGAGTACGGAATGCGACAAAAGTCGATAAGTATGGTCTCAGTTTTAAGAGTAAGCTCGAATGCTATACTTATGAAGCTTTTATGAAAGCTGGAATACCAGTTAAATATGAGCCAAAGCATTTCGTATTACTGGACAAATTCGAGTATTTAGGTGAAAAAATAAGGCCTCTAACATATCTACCTGACTTCATAGGAAATGGGTTTGTAGTAGAATGCAAAGGTTTTATTGGAGATTCATTCCCTCTTAGATGGAAACTGTTTAAGCGTTATCTTAAGCGACATCGAAGTAAAATGAAATGTTATCTCGTACGTAACCAAAACCAGGTAGACGAGATGGTAGAAAAGATAAAAACCAATATTTGAGTATTATAATATCAGTAAATATGGAAAAGAAATTTTTGAAAGTAGGTAATAATATAAACTTTAAGTTTAACACAGATGGTCTTGAGTATGATTTGATTCCAGGAACAGTTTACAATATTATTGTAGACCGTTATACTGACACCGTATCACTACAAGAGTCTGGTAAGTTACCTTTGCCTTCTAAGGTATATTGTACATCGCGTGATGAACGTTTCATAGACAAGGTTGTTAATAGTTATAACCTGTCTGAGAGCGGATTTACTGGTGTAATGCTTGCAGGATTGAAGGGATCAGGAAAGACAGTAATGGCTAAGATGATTGCCAATAAGAGCGGTCTTCCAATTGTGAATATAGACAAAAACATACGTCCACATATCCTTCGAAATATTGTAGAGATGCTCGGTGACACAAGTGTTTGCTTCTTGTTTGATGAGCTTGACAAAGTTCTTGCAGATTACGATGATTCTTTCTTATTACAGGTATTGGATGGTTCTGATACTAAGGGTAAGCATATGATTTTGTTTACATGTAATGATGACAGTGAGATATCAGAGTATCTGATAGATCGTTGTTCTCGTATTCGCTATTGGCGTGAGTTTGAAGAAATGTCTCCATCTCTTATAATGGAGGTATTGAATGACAAGCTTAATGATAAGAAGGAAGTTAAATCTTTAACAGACTTTATTAAGGATAACTTCGAGGTATGTAGTTTTGATAACATTGTTTCTTTCGTAAAAGAAGCTAACAATTATCCTACTACGACATTCGAAGAATTGTTTGAGGATATGAACCTTTCTTCAAAAGGTACCATAAAGCCTCACGCTCGTTCTTGTAAAGAAAACAATCATAAGAACGTTAAGAAGAAATTAACTTCAGATGATTGCTTTTGTGATTGTTGTTGTGCAGGATGCTAATGATTACACCAAAGTACAAAATACCGGAATACGACATTCCATACTACGAAGATAATACACGTATTAGCAATAGTGCGATAGGCTGGTTCTTGAATAAAGGGCCGGCCTATTTTCGTAATATGCTGGATGGTAAAGAGAAAGGCTTAGATTTGCCACAGTTACGTAAAGGAACCATGATACATGAGTTCCTGCTTCAACCAGATCAGTTCTGGAATGATTACGTTCTGTTCAACGGCGAAAAGCCTAAAAGTGCGCAAGCACAAAAGTTCTGTGAAAACTTAATAAATACCGTTGAAATAGAGCTAAATAAACAGCTCTCAGAAGCCTATCGCAAGTCTTATAGTATAGTTGGCAAGAGTGAAGATAAAATCCTCTCAGAAGCGCTTAAAATAAGCGTAGAGTATAAGGATTATATCGAAGCCTTAAAAACGAACAAGATACTTATATCTGAATACGATTTAAAACAACTTGATACTATTAAGAATAATGTGCAAGCTCACAAATTAGCATGCATACTGTTGCGAAAATCTGGAGAATACGGCTTTACTCATATATATCATGAATTCCAAATAAATTGGGATTTTCATTTACCGTTTAAGTGCATTAAATGCAAATCTTTATTAGATAGTTGTACATTCGACTTTCAAAACAAAGTATGTACAATTATGGATATCAAGACTACGGCTAAACTGTGGCACTTTGAGGACAGTATGAAAGAATTTGACTACTGTAGACAATTGTGTTTTTATAAGGATGCTGTATATTGGTATCTTGCAAATGTACTAGGAATAACTGATGAATTTGATAAATGGAGATTCGAGTTTTATATTATTGCTATTGATACAACAGGCAGTAACGAAATAAGAGTTTTCAGATTGGATTCATCTCAGGTTTGTTCTAGAAACGATGTAATAAATGATACAATGACAGAAATAGCATGGCACATGTATAAAAATCTATGGGAACATGGTTATGAGTATTACGCTGGAGACGGTAGTGAAACTTTAAACCTATGAGTAAAATGAAAAACGAAACTTTGAATGTTGAAGTGTTAGAAAACACATTTAACGTTATGAATCTTGAAAATACACTTAATGTAGACGATTTTGAGAATTGTGCTACAGGTGAAGAATTAGAAGCAGC